GCAACGGGGGTATCGCAACTGAAACGTTCGGTCGCGAGAACGCCGATCCGAACTTCTATCTCAACGACGTCGACAAACGTATCGTGAAGATTCGCCCGATGGCAACGCCTATCGACCAAATCAGCCGCTATGCCAAATCCTCGAGCACCAGCTCTATGGAGGTGAAGTACTACTCGGTTGGCACGCGCGAAATTAAATGTACGACCACGGCCGCCGTAACGGCTCAGACTTCGGGCTCAAGCGTGTCGCTTCCTGTGTCGGATGCAAGCATGTTTACGCTCGACGACACGATTCGCGTAATCGGCGTAAAAGGCGTCTACAACGACAAGGGCGTGAAGTACAGCGACGACGAGCTTGTTCCCGACCTCGTGCTTTGCGTATGCGGCAAGACAGAAGGCACGGGCCTTCCGACTGTGTACGCCGTCAACGGCGAGATGGACTCGACCACGAAGAAGCCGATTCTTGTGCCTGCCATTCCGAAGGGCGCAACGCTCGTGCGTATGGGTAAGGCCTGCGGTGAGCTCGACGTCCAGACGGGCCGCTTCAACAACATCCCTACCGCCGAAACGCAGTACTGTCAGAACTTCATGATTCAAGTGGAGCAGTCGACCTTCGACAAGATTGCCGCCAAGGAAATCAACTGGAACTTCTCGGACATCGAAGAAGACGGCATCTTCGACATGCGTATGGCAATGGAGAACACCTTCCTCTTCGGCGTGAAGAACGTTATCGCGCATCCGAGCAAGGACAACTCCAACACTTGGTTTACTCGCGGTATCTGGTACATGGCCGGCAAAGATATCGAAGTGGGCGAGTACGACGCCTCGAAGGGCACGGCGGTCATCACCGACGAGAACCTCGTGGATATCTCCAAAGACCTCTTCGTGGGTACGGGCATCGGCAACAAACGCAAAATCCTGCTTTGCGGCTCCGAAATGCTTGCCGCCTTCTCGAAGATTAACAGCGAGAAATTCCGTCTCAAAGACACGGTTGAGGTGTGGAACCTTAAGTTCAAGTCTTGGGACACCGACTTCGGTGAAGTGCTTACCATCCACCACGAGCTTTTCGACGTGAACGGCATGAGCGACTGCGGCTTTGCCCTCGACCCTGAATATCTCTCCAAGCGCACTCACCTGAGTTGGGGCCGCAACGTCCTCGACTTGCAGAAAGCCGGTATCCGCAAGACCGACGCGGTGGTGATTCAGGAAGTTAGCTGTCTGTATCTGCGCTATGCCAAAGCTCACGCACGCCTTCGCTTGGCACAGGCCCCGACAGCCTGAGAGAACAACCGACAACGATAGTGTATCAACGATAAGGGGTAGGGAATAATCCCTGCCCTTTTTTAATTCAACAGCATATGGAAAAGAAGTATCAGTCAGGAAGCGCCGTGAGCGTCAGTATCATTCTTGCAAGCGGCAAAAGCAAACACATCGCCTTCACGGGGCTCTCGGGTGGAGGCAGCGTCTATCAGACATCAAATGAGGATATACAAAACGGCTTGGAGAAACACGCGCGCTTCGGCAAGCTCTTCAAACTTGTCGACATCTCTGAAGAGGAGGAGGAACTGCAGGTTGAGACGGAGGAGCCGCAGCAGGACAATATTGAGATTGTCGAAGTCAGCGACCTCGGGACGGCCAAAGATTACCTCGCAGACCGCTTCGGCATCAGCCGCACCTCGCTCAACAGCAAGGCGAAGATTGTGAAGGCGGCCGCCGAGAGAGGTATTGAGTTTAAGGGAATCTAAAGATAAAGCGCATGATATACAAACTCGACGACATCGTGCGCGACGTACGCATCGTCTTGGGCGACAATGCATCGGCCGAGGCTCTCTTTGAAGAGTCCGACCTTGAAACGCTGTCGCTCGACGAATGTATACGCTCGAAGGTTGTCGAGGCTGTCAGGCGTATCGAGAGCGAAGCTCCGGCTTATCTGCTCGAGGGCGGCCACAGCTTCGGCGACGCTATTTATTGGGAGGCGAACGGGCGGGGATGGATAATCCTGCCCGACGACTTCATGCGCCTGGTGGTGTTTGAGATGGACGATTGGGAGCGCCCCGTCTACTCCGCCGTCATGCCGGACACTCCCGAATACGCAAAACTGCGAAGCCGATTCAAGGGGATTGGGGGCACACCGCAGCGCCCTGCCGTCGCAATCGGTATTCGCTCTGAGGGAAAGGTCTTGGAGTTTTATTCCTGCAAGTCGACCGACGCAAGACTCGCAAGAGCCATGTATCGACCATATCCTTCGGTCGACGAAGACGGAGGCATCGACATGAGCGAGCGGTGCTACTCGGCGGTTGTCTACGAAACGGCCGCTCTGACCACGACCGCTTACGGCCTTGCGGACAAATCACAACAGTTGGAAACCCTTGCTAAATCAGCATTGACATGAGTGAAGTAATCAAAGTAACGGAAGCGACAGCCGACGCAAAGGCCGCGGCGGCCAACGCGACGACTCCCTCTATGCGCGTCAACTCGCTTATAGGCGATACGGTCGTTGGGCGCAACCTTTCGACCGGGGGCAATATCTCGGTGCAGGGCTGGGGGACGGTAAAGCACAATCTCAAGGTTGAGGGGTGGCTTGACGCTCCTAATATCAAAGGCCCCAACAAAGGTTGGTTCGCCAGCCTTGAAGCGCTCAAGACGACCTATCCCAATCCTTCGCCCGGAAGCTACGCTCTGATTGGCGACAGTCTGCCGGCTGACGTCTACCGCTATTATGGCGGTGCGTGGACCTCTACGGGCGAGCGGGGCGGCGAGTGGGTTGTCGACAACGCCCTTTACGAAGCGGAGGTGGGTGAGCTCGTGACAAAGGTGGAGCAATACTATGACACCTGCGAAGCCGAGATTGAAGCGTTGCGCAACGAGCGCAGCGAAGAGATAGGAAAGTTGCAGACCGAGGTGACGTCTCTGCGCGCAGACCTTGACAGCGAAATCGCCTCTCGCGGTGAGCAGGATGACGTCTTGCTTCAAGAGTGTCAGGCTCGCGATGAAGAACGCCAAAAGGAAATCGCGAAGCTCCAGCTCGACCTGCTGTCGGAAAAGACTGCACGCACCAAGACGGATGAAGAGCTGGGTGAGAAGATTGACGACATCAACTACGACCTTACGGCAAAGTGGGAGAAGCTGTCAACGAATTGCAGCGACACAGACAAGGAGCTTGACGAGAAGATTACAAATGTAAACGATTCGCTCTCAACTCGTATCGACAAGCTGTCTACCGCCTGCACCGACAATCACAGCGAGCTTAAAGAGCAAATGTCAGACCTTGCGACGGGCGTCGACCTGAAGATTGCCAACGTAAAGCTCGACTATAAGGAAAAGGACGATGATCTTGACGGTCGTATCGACTCGCTCACGTCGCTCTTCCTCGAGCGAACCAACAACCTCGATTCGCGCATCACCACGCTCACTACGGAGTCGGACGAAAAGGAGGTTACGGCAAATGCCAGACTTGACAAGGCCGTGGCCGACCTGCAAGCCGCAGACGAAAAGCTGTCATATCGAATCGACAAGGTGTCAACCACCTGCACGGATAAAGAGAATGAACTTGACGAGAAGATTGACGACGTCAACAGTTCGCTTACGACGCGCATCGACAAGTTGTCAACCACCTGCACGGACAAGGATAATGAGTTGAGCGATAAGATTGATGAGGTCAACGACGACATCACCGTAAAGCTTGAGAAGCTGTCGACGGAATGCACCGACAAGGACAATGAAATCAAGGAGAGCTTGCAGGAGGTGGAAGCATCGCTGACGGAACGATGCGATTTGCTTAACGAGAAGATTAATGCGATAAGGCTTGTCGACCTGACGCAGGACGAATATGAAGCGTTGACGGAGGTTGACAAGGACACCATCTATTTCATAATCGAGGAGTAACATGATTATCAAAAACGGCAAAGAAACAAGCTTGGTGTATTACGGCACGCGGGCCGTGTCGGCAATATATCGCAACGGCAAGCTCTTGTGGCAGGCTGTCCGCTCGTGCTTCGGCTCGGGATTTTGGAGCAACCTCAAACCGTGGCGAAACGACGAAGCTTGGAAAAACTGATTACATATGGCTAAGAAATACAGAACCGACGACATCGCCTCCCTGAATGAAGATTGGGGCGGGTCGGAATCGAACAGCACGCCGGCAGCCGCCGACGAGACGAACCTCATGCCCTATTCGGGCGCGGCGGTGCAGAAGTTTGTGCGCGAAAAGCTCTCGGCCCATGCCGAGGGGATTGAGCAGATGGCTCAGGGGGTGCGGGAGTCGCTCATCGAGAAGGTGGGCTATCTCGCCCCGATGAACGATAAAGACGCATCGGGCTACTATCACCTGCGCGGCTTCGCCTCGCAGGCGGACTATCTCGAATGGGCGTCGGACAAGGAGGGGAACGCCGACCTGCTGCTCTGCGACGTCACCGTGCCCATCAGCGACGAGCAGGGGGCGGTGACGCTCGTGGAGCTCTCGACGGCGTCGAACCGCACGCGCATCGTCAGCGTGGACGGCACGGTGAAGCTCCGAATGCGCTTCACGTCGCAGGAGTACAACCCGATGACGGGTAAGAGTACCGACACCTACGAAGACGGTACGCTCACGCTGCAGAGGCGCTCGTCGTCGGCCGCGGCATGGACCACGGTGGGCACCTATACGCTCGCCTCGGTGCCGGCGGACAGCGACACCTATACGGATGTGGATGTGTCGGCTGCGGTCGGCAGCGGCACCTGCCAGCTGCGCGTCATCGTGACGGGGCAGACCTCGGGGGTGACCTCCTCTTACGTCACCTTCCAGGAGGTGGTGAAGACCTCGCTGACGCTCGAGTTTCGCACCGAATGGGCGCGCCCGATTACGAATGCCGACGCCCTGCCGCTCGAGTACAGCTTCACGGGGGCGATAGCCAAGACGCTCGTGCTCTGCATCACCTCCGACGAGGGGCTGCGCACGGTGCGCTTCGCGCTCGGCACGGACGAGACGACCGAGACGACGCGGCAGTTCCTCGTGACCGACTCCGACTCGGACGCCGTCAAGATATTGACGCACGGCGTGAAGAGTATCGAAGCGTGGCTCTCGGTGGATGTGACCTCGACCGAGACGGTGGAGAGCGAGCACGTCTTCTCGCAGGTGATGTATGTGGCGGACGCCGACGATACGACGCCGCATCTCATCGTGACCAACGCGCTGACGCAGGTGGAGAACTGGACCACCTCGCGCCTGATGCAGTATGCCGTCTACGCCCCGGGCAGAGAATCGCTGCCGGTGCTCTTCCGCCTGACCGACAAGGCGGGCACGACCGAGTATTGGCGCTATGAAGATGCGGCTGTGGAGCCGGGCAGGGAGTACGACCTGACCAATGCTGTCGAGATTGACTCGACGGCGACGAGCATCACCGCCTACATGCACTACACGTCGGGCGACACGGTGCTGCACCCGACCGCTACGCTCGTGGTGGACAACTCGGCAGACTTCGCTCCGACGAGCGGAGCTGCATTCGTGCTCAATCCGAAGACGCGCAGCAACAGCGAGAGCGCCGCCGCCTCGATCGTCAATACGGCGACTGGCAAGACGGTCGACTCGACGTGGAAGGGGTTCGGCTGGGTGAGCGACGGCTGGGTGGCGGACGACGACGGTGTGAGGGTGCTTCGCGTGCCGTCCGGACGCAGTGTAAACATCGCTTACGAGGCGTTTAAAGACTTCGCCACCTCGAATACGACGAAGAAGACCGGCTCGCTCACGGTGGAAATAGACTTCGCGGTGCGTCAGCTGACCGACGACGACGGCGTGCTGATGAAGATGTGCACCTATCAGGGCAACGGCAATCCGCTCGGCTGGGAGATGCGCGGCCTCGAAGGGGTCTTGATGACCGTCGGCAAGCAGGTGCGCCTCGACCAAAACGCAGGATGGCAGGAAGGAAAACGCACGCACCTCGTCTTCCAGCTGCTCTACAACCTCTCGGGGGCTGGCGAGAACTACTGCAAGATATACATTAACAGCGTGCCGTATCGCGAGTTTAACTACGCGTCGGACGATATGTTTTGCCAGTACGTCAACGGCGTACTCTCGTCGGGCGGCATCACCATCGGCGGCACGACGGGCGACATCGATATCTACTCGATGCGCATCTACCACCTCGGACTCTCGTCGGCTCAGGTGCGGCAGGACTACCTCGCCACCCTGCCGACCGGGGCGGAGAAGAAGGCGTATCAACAGAAGAACGATATCCTCTCGAACGGCCTGATCAACTACGCCAAGGCGAAGGAGCTCTACAACGTGCTGGTGTGGACGGGCACCTACCCGACCTACGGCAACACGAAGAATGACAAGTTCAACGGCGACCTCGAGGTGAGCATCCTCGGCGACCCCGCCCACTCGGGCGTGCTCTCGGACATGAATGTCAAGGGGCAGGGGACGTCGTCGATGTCGTATTGGTGGTGGAACGGCCAGTGGGCGTTCAACAGCGGCGGCACATGGGTGGACGGCTACGGCGTCGACCGCGGTGCGGGCTACCAGCTGTGGGACGGCCTGCCGCTCGCCGTGAAGCTCGTCGGCAAGGTGAACTTCGCCTCGTCGATGCAGAGTCACAAGATGGGCTCGTGCAACCTCTACAATGACTGCTGGCGAAAGATATGCCCGAACAGCATCGTGCAGACGCAGGGCTTCGAAGGGGTGCGCGCAGCGGTGCCTCAGAAACCTTTCCTGCTCTTCGTGCGCGAGAGCGCCGATGCGGAGCCTGTATTCAAGAGCTTCGTCACCTTCGGGCCGGGCAAGGGCGACAAGCCGACCTTCGGCTACGACAAGGCGAAATTCCCTGCCTACCTCTGCATCGAGGGGGCTGACAACGACATGCCGGTGGTGATGGGACGCGTGCCGTGGGATGACGACTGTACGCTCGACGGTGAGGACTGGAAGTACAACGGCAAGAAGCAATTCTCGCTCGTCTTCGGCGACACTTCGAAGGTGAGCTACTTTAAGACGGCGTGGAACTTTGTCTACCAATACTACCCGAACATACTGCCGTACACAGGCACGCTCGCCGAGCTTCGGGCGGACTCGACCGCCGACACCTCGGTACACTACTGGATGACGGCGGCGGGGGCAGGTTACGCCAAGTATGACCTCTACCGCTGGGACGACCTGACCTCGACGTGGGTGGAAGCAGGGCTGACCAAGCAGTCGGCGGGCAAGTACTCGACGCTCAACATCAACACGCAGTGCGGCTCCATCGCGTCGGGGACGGACTACGAGGCACAGAACAAGGCCTTCATCGCCAAGCGTGCGGAACTCTTCAAGGCGGGAGCGGGAAGCTACTTCAAGCCCGACGAGGCGATGTTTCACATGAACTTCACGAAGGTGGCGGCGGCGACCGACAATCGCTGCAAGAACATCTACGCCTACCTCGACCCGACGACGCTGCTCATCGGGTGGTATCAGGACGACCTCGACACCATTGTCACGGTGGACAACGTCGGCAAGATGAAGAAGCCGTACTACGTGGAAGAGCACGACACGGACGAGGACGGCGCCTACTATTGGAACGGCGAGGGGAATGCGCTCTTCAACCTCTTCGAATTGGCTTACCCTACGGAGTTGCGCGAGGGGATGAAGACGCTGCTGCAGACGATGGCAACGCTCAGCGACGACGGCACGGTGATGGGCGCTGTCGAGAAGTACTACTTCGAGCCGGCTCCCGAATACTTTCCGGCGGTGGCCTATGCCGAGGTGGCGCGCCTCGTCTACGAGACGGCACGCATCGCCTACGCATCGGGCAAGTATACCAACGGCACCGACCCAATCACGCAGTCGCTCGGCTCGCAGTTGGAAACGGAGCGTGAGTGGTGGAAGAAGCGTATCGCCTATATCTCGAGCTATTGCGGCTACGGCGAGTTCGGCCGACGCGACGGCGAGGGCTCGGCAGGGTCGCTCAACTTCCGCTCCATCGTCAAGCGCGACGGCACGCGCCCTTCGTATAAGTTCACGCTCAAGCCGCATATCTGGCTCTACCCGACATTCGCGGTCGGCTCGTCGCTGACCTATGGCACGGCGGGCGCTACGCGCGTCAAGGCGGGCGAGAGCTACACCGTCACGGCAGGGCAGGCCGACGGCAACACCAACATCTACATCGGCGGTATCGACCACTACCGCTCGGTGGGCAACTTCGCATCGCAGGCCCTCGGCGAGACCTTCTCGCTGGCGGGCGAGCGACTGACGGAGTTTGAGGTGAGCGGCACGACGGCGCCCGAGTTTCGCCCCGTGGCGATGAACGTCGCCTCGCCGGGGCTTCGTTCGCTCGTGATGCACGACGTGGCGACTCTCGTCGGCACGCTCGATCTCTCGGCGATGCTCCGCCTGAAGACTATCGATCTCACGGGATGCTCGGGGCTGTCGGGCGTGACGCTGCCCGAGACGGAGGAGCTGACGACGCTTGCGCTGCCGGCCAATCTGACCTCGCTCACGCTGAAGGGGATGCCCAACCTGACGACGCTCGACGTGGAGGGGACGACGCGACTCGCGAGCCTCGCCGTCGGGGCGGGTGTGCCCGACGCGCAGCGCATCTTCGCCGATGCCTATTCGAGCGGCGCACCGCTTCAGTCGCTCCACATCTCGGGCGTGGATTGGACAGACATGACGCTCGCACAGATGAACTACCTCGCCTCGATGGCGGACTGCTCGCTGACGGGGACGCTGACGATGAAGGATGTCACCTCGACGACGCATCGCCCGACCTTCGTGCAGGTGATGGCATGGTGCGTGAAGTGGGGCAACATCAACGACTCTGGCAACGCGCTCCACGTCAAGTACTACCAGACAGCCCTGACGGGCATCGGTATCAAGGGTGAAGAGTTTGTCTATTCGACCGGAGCGCACACCTACGAGGTGTATGCCGCGAACACCTACGGCAACGACGTAGTGAAGGTGGCGTGGAGCCTCTCGAAGAACAGTTACTGCACCCTCGGCACGGCGTCGGGCGCGGGCGTGACGGTCAATGTCGGCAAGCTGGGCGACACAACGACCAAGCCGACGGCGACGCTGACCTGCACCGTGACGAAGGTCGACGGCTCGACGCTCTCGGCGAGCTATACCATCGGCGTCTATCCGCGTCAGGCGGAGCGGGGCGACTACGTCTACTACGACGGTACCTTCGGGCCGACCTACAATGGCAAGACGGTGGTGGGGGTCTGCTTCTACGTCAACCCCGAGAACGCGAGCGACCGACGGATGGTGGCGTGCAAGGATGTCGACACGTCGTCGCAATGGGGGCTCTATCCGAGCGCACCGCTCGCCAGCGTGGCGCTGGCCGACTCGCCGTCGTACGACTGCTACAACATCGCGTCGCTGCCCGACATTACGGCCGCCGGGACGTCGGACGGCACGAGCTATATCAAGGTGACCAACTACATCGTCGACGAGGAGACGCTGGAGCTCTACACGGCGGCGTCGGGCACGGCGGTGGGCGACGGACTCGGCAAGCCGGGCACGGCCAACACGGGGCTCGGCACGCTGACCGAAGAGCTCGCGCAGCTCGCTCCGAGCCGATTGAAGGCGGGCGACTCGGTGCCGGGCGGGATGATCAATACGCTCAAGATTATCCAACACCGCAACAAGATTCTGCAAGACTCGGGCATCGGGCTCGACGTGCCGAAGGCGACCGCGACGGCCGACGAGCTGAGCGTGCTGAACGAGCTTATCTCGAAGGTCGTGGCCGACAACGGCAATTCCGCCTATCAGCAGTACTACTACCCTGCGGCGTCGCGATGCTACGCCTACCAGCCGACGGTCAAGTCGGGCGAGGTGCTCGCCGAGCAATTCAAGGCCCACAACTGGTATCTTCCGAGCGAAGGAGAATTGTGTCGAATCTACTTCTTAATGAGCTACGGAGCGACGGAAGATTACAAGAGATTGGCTACCTTTGAAGAGGCGTATTCCAAAGGCGTATTCACCAAAAGTACGGCTGTATGGTGGTCGTCTACGGAGTACGGCCGCGGCATCGCGTGGAGCTTGCGGTTTGCCGATGGCTTCATGAACGGCAACTACTTCAAGTCCTACTCGTTCGTCGCGCGTGCCGTCGCCGCATTTTAACTTCAAAACTTTAATCCATTATTCGCCCGCCCCCATTGAAGGGGCGGGCATAACCCTCTAAACTGGATGCGTATGAGCAACAGAGAAAAACAGAACCCCTTGAAACTTCAGATGACGGCTCCGGTGTATCGCGAGCTCGAGCTCCTCTTTAACGAAGTGCTGCTGATGACCGAGCGCGCCCCGAAGCGGGGCGGCGTGGCGCGGCTGTGCGACAGACTCGTGGATGCGATGCTTGAGGCGATGACTGTCACGGGACTGGCGATAGCCTGCGAGGTGTCGCGCGCGAAACTCGACTTGATTGAGGCGGTGTTTATGCATACCCGCACGGTCAAGACATGCCTCGACGTGCTCTCCTCGTGGTCGGGCAAGGGTGCTGTCAGACTGCTCGCCCCGGGCCAGATGGCCCGCATGGCGGAGCATCTCGAACAAATTGCCATACAGCTGTCTGCGTGGAAAGGCAAGACTGCCGCAGTAATATCCACGCATGAAGTGTCATCCCAACCTGCATGATTACGATTATGACAGTATGCGAACTGATGCGAAATGGGCATCCCGCCGGGGTTTCGACCTTGGCTAAGAACAAGACAGTGGATGCGATGTCTCTCGCCGACCTCGTCGGCGCGGAGAACGGCCGCAACAACGCGTGGAACTTGCGGTTTGCCGATGGCAACATGAACGGCAACAACAACAAGTCCAACTCGAACGTCGCGCGTGCCGTCGCCGCACTTGATTCAGTAGCAATAGAGGGGTGGATTGAAGCGCTGTGGGATTGCGAGCGCCACAAGAAAGGCTCGGCGGGGCGCATCAAGTACTGTATCGGCTGGGATATGGACTTGCTTCGCCTCGCCCGCGAGGTGGAGAGCCGCACCTATCGGCCGTCGGAGAGCGAATGCTTTCTGGTGACGAAGCCTCGACTGCGCGAGGTGTTTGCCGCCAACTTTCGCGACCGCGTGGTGCAGCACTGGCTGTGCCTCCGCATCGAGCCGCTCTTGGAGGCGTGCTTCCGCGATGCGGGCGATGTGAGTTATAACTGCCGGTCGGGCTATGGCACGCTGCGCTGCATTCGCGACGCGGCTCGTGAGGCCGACCGGGTGAGCGATGGCTATACGAAGGAGGCGTGGTATGCGCGGTTTGACATCCGCGGCTTCTTCATGGCTATCGACAAGGAGATACTGCTCGACAGCTTGCTGCCGATGCTGTGTGACATGTGGCACTACTGGGAGGGTACGGCCTACGAGCGCGACCTCGAGACGGTGATATGGCTGACCGAGGTAGTCGTGCGTCATCGCCCCGAGCTGCTCTGCCACGTCAAGGGCGACCGCGAGCGATGGGCGGAGCTCCCCGCCTCGAAGACACTCTTCGCGGGCGACGGTACGCGCGGAATGGCTATCGGCAATCTCACCTCGCAGCTGCTCGCCAACTATTACATGACCGAGTGGGATGCCGTGGCGGTGCGGGCGGCGGAGATGTGCGGAGGCGCTTATCTTCGCTTTGTCGACGACTTCCTCTTCATCCTGCCGCGCAAGGCTGACGCCCTGGCGATGCACCGCCTCGCCGAGACATGGCTGCGCGACCGCCTGCGTCTGACGCTGCACCCCGACAAGGTCTACATCCAAGAGGTGAAGAAGGGCGTGCAGCTCGTGGGAGGCGTTATCAAGCCGGGCAGGACGTATCTCATCAACCGCACCGTGGCAGGCTTCCGCAAGGCGCTCCGTCGGCTTGACAATGCCTGCATCCGAGGCGACGACGAGCGGGCGAGGCGGCATCTGCGCAGCGTCAACAGCTACATGGGCTTCCTCCGCCAGCATGCCACCTATGATATCCGCCGCAAGGCGTTCGCAGGACTGAGCGAGGCGCTGTGGCGCAGGTACAGCCTCGCCGGTGATTATCATTACTTAAAACCCAACGACTATGTCAACAACGATCAACCAAGTGCAGGGCATAGAGATGCCCGACGCAGTCAAGTGGCGCATCCATCTGGGGCAGCGCCGATATACAATCGCATTCGACGTCGCCGAAAGCACCGACGCTGACGGCTCGACAAGTTACTCATGGAGCGAGGCGACATTCGACGCCGGCACTCCGACATATGGCGATATCGCTTCCGCCATCATCCGCTCGCATTACAGCGACGACGCGATGACGGCAATCATCAACAACCACCTCCTCGGCGACGACGATGCCGAACACGAGGAGGAATGGCAGGAGATGCAGCAGTGGCGAGCCTATGCCAAAGAGGAGGCGAAGAGACTGCTCGATGCGATAGAATTGATGTGATAAACAGCCATTGCTATATCTCCCTCTGCGGCCCGCAAGCGATTGTTTGCGGGCCGCTTCTGTTTGCATAAACTTATCCGCGTACAGCCCGAAACGCTCGTAATTTTGGCACAAACGTTTAATATCGGAATGTATGGAAGATGTGATGAACTATCTGTCAAGCCATTTCTCGACGCATATCATCCTTATCAGCCTTTGCCTGGCGGGCATCATCGCCGGCATGATTGTCGACCTCGTCTGCGGCATCCGCAAGGCGAAGATTAACGGAGAGGCGACAACCTCGACGGGCTTGAAGAAGACGTGCGACAAAGCGCAGAAATACCTCCTTCCGTTCTTTATCCTCGTATGGATAGACCTCTTGGCAAGCGTGTTTCTGAAAGCGCCCTACTTTGCAATGGCTTGGTCGGCCTATTGCATCTACTGCGAGTGGCGAAGCGTCTTGGAGAAGTCGTGGACCAAGGCCGAGCTCCGCAAGGCCGAGAAGACGATGACGATTGTCGTCGAGAACAAGAAGGAAATTGCCAAGATGGTGGCCGAGATTATCAAACAAAACAAAGAAGCAAATAATGACGAAAAGTAATGCCCCGCGCGGTCTGCGCAACAACAACCCGCTGAACATCCGCAAATCGTCGGATGTATTTGTGGGCGAGGTGAAGTCTGCCGACAGCGAGTTTAAACAGTTTAAGAGCGCCGCCTACGGCTACCGTGCCGCAATGCGCGTTATCAGCACCTACGTATTGCGCTACAAGCTCGGCACCGTCGCCGAGGTTATCGAGCGCTGGGCGCCCAAGAGCGAAAACGACACCAAGTCGTATCTCAACTCCGTGGTCAAGCGAAGCGGCCTTGCCGCCGACCACAAGCTCGCCCTTGAGCGCTCAGAGCTGATTGCTCTTGTCGCCGCCATGAGTTTCGTCGAGAACGGCGTCAGCGCCAACGAGCATGACGTGGCATCCGGTTACGACCTGCTTCATACGTCATGAAACGCGCGGCTTGGATTGCGGCATTGCTGCTTGTCGCCCTCGCATCGTTTTGGGCGGGACGGCACAGCGCGGAGTCAGAGCTGCCGACGACGGGCGATACGGTGACAGTCGTATACGATACCGTCAGATGCTACGTCCCGATTGCCAGAGACAGCGTGGTGGTGCGCTATGTGACCCGCGCCCTGCCCGTCGCCAAGAGCGACCCGACAGACTTGACAGACAGCGTGGCGGTGGTCGTCCCCGTCGAGAGCCGCGTCTACGAGGACAGCCTTTATACGGCCTACGTCAGCGGCTACGAGCCGCGCCTTGACAGCATCTTCATCCGAGAGCGGCATATCCTAACCACGACGACCGTGACCGTCAGGCAGACGAAGCGATGGAGCGTGGGGCCCTGCATCGGAGTCGGCATCGCCCCCTGCGGCCGATTCGAACCGAGCATCGGAGTAAGCGTGCAATACGCCCTCTTCAACTTTTAAAGCATATGAAAGATATTAAACTGAGTGTAACCAAGCAGGAGGTCTACGACGAGGTGATGCAGACCACGACCTATGCCGGCTCGAAGATGACCTCCGACGCCGACGCCTACGAGCGCATCCCCACCGTCGACGAAGACTCTTCGCAGCTCGACCGCTATTGGAGCGAGGCCAAAGACGGAGCGTGCGAGATGTTCAAGCACGAGCTGGCATTCGAGTCGGAGACAGACGGCGTGTGGGTGCTGGAGCTCTCGCTGAGCGAATCGTTTGACGAGGCGCTTCGGGCGTCGATGGAGCGCGAGCTGCACACCTACTTTGTCTTGAGCATCACCGCCAAGTGGTACGCCCTGACCAACAAACCCGAAGCGGCCGACAGCATCGCTCAGGCGATGAACTGTCTGGAGAGCATCCACCGCAAAGCACTATACAAACGCCGTCCCGTACGGCCCCAATTATAAATCACTATGGGAAAGAGTTTAACCGTGACGCTCCACGTGAGCGAGATTATGTACGACGTCCGCAACAAAGCCTTTCTGACGGGACGCGCACGAGAAGCCGAGGGCGTCGACTACAAAGCAACCTCCAACATGCAGGCAAGCGAGGACGACGAAGACGACTACCAGCTCAAGCGCTGCCTGGCAAGCGCGTTCGAAACGGCCAAGGCCGCTTGCGGAGAATACCTTGTCGAGAACAACACCACGGCCGACAATCAGCTTAACGCCCTGATTGATTCGGAAGGCACCCTCACGCTGTCGCTCTCCCTGCCGAGCAACTACAACAGCAGTACGGCGGGCGGCGTAGGCACCGGACTGCACGCTTATATTGTCAACATGACGGTATTCGGGTGGTTCTCGATCACCAATAAGGCGGATGCCGAGGCGTATCTCAGCCAAGCTACCGTCGAGCTCGAGGGTGTCAAGCGAGCGCTCTACAAGCGTGTGCGCCCCGAGCGTCCCTCCATTGATACGGTAGACACCATCGCGCCGTCAATCCCTAAAACAGAAACGGAATGACAAGAAGAGAGCCAAACAGCGAAGCGACGATAACGCTGCGGACCGACGACCTGCTGTATGCCGTCGCCAACTGCGCCTATATCACGGGCGACACGATGGAGCAGGACGACGAGCACGGACGCCACATGGTGTTCGACCTGACGCAGAAGGGCAATATCGACCGTGTGCGCTCGATGCTCGACATGGCTTATGCCCGAAGCGTCGAGGCGCTCTATCCTTATTGCAAGAGCCCCGTCGAAGACGGATTGGAGCTGGGCGCCACCGAAGAGCGCGATGCGTATCTCTACGAGCTGTCGCTCCCGAAGGGGGTGTCGAAGTCGTCGCTGCTCCTGCTTCGCGAGCTGCTGAAAGAATATATGCTTGACAAGGTGCTCGCCGATTGGCTGAGCATTACATATCCGTCCGCCGCGGAGAATTGGCAGGAGAAGCTGTCACGGACGGAAGATGAAATTCGGGCAGTGATGTCCCTTAGAGCGCATCCGGTCAAGCGTCGGATGTCTCCTTTCTGAATGTAAATTGTGTTTGTGAATTTGTGTAAGTGTGTTTTCTCAAACCCGTGAGGGCGATTGTTTTCTTCATATTAAGTTAGGTAAGCTGGAAAGGGCGTCCCGGATATCCGAGGCGCCCTTTCTTGTCAGCGTATCTTGTCGTTAAGCCGCTTCTCAAACTCTACGGAGAATCGCGACAGGCTCTCTTCGGCTCCGAGCGGAGCGCACACCGCCAATCGGAAGGCACGCCACGAGGAGCCCGCAAAGCGCCTCAAATCGGTCGTGACGGTCGACGATACGATATGCCAATGCACCCAATCGCGCGTGCCGTAGAGCACGACCGAGAATTTGCCTCGGGCAAAGACGCCGCGTTGCAGGAGCGTAAAGACCGTCTTGTATCCGTCGGGGCTCTGCATCGAGAAGGGGCGCGTGATGATAAACGCCGTGTTGCCTCCGCTCTTGGTGTCGCTCGGCGATACCATCAGGTTCTTGCCGCCCGCGACTCTTACCGCCAGGCAGTCGGGGTAGGCATTGAGCGCGGCGTTGAACACGCAGCTCGTCATCGCCCACATCTTGCTCTTGAGCGAGAATACGTAGGTGTAGCTGTACGCCTCGTTGCTGACGTAGAGCCGCTGATGCACGTAGTCGTAGAGCATGACGGCATCGGCAAGATAGGTCGTGAACGGCTCGATATACGCGGGCAGGTTCTGAAAGGCCGTCAGAAGCTTGGGGAGCTTGGCGAGCGAGAACCCTTCGGCAGAGGTCAGGACGTCGGAGATGCAGACGCTCTGCGAGCCTGAGAGCTGCATGATGCCGCGCGAGGTGGCGAAGAGCACGGAGTCGTCAATCTGACACACGCTGTCGGACGAGAGGATGACGTCGCGCCCCACGGGCTGTCGCGAGGCGAAGCCGCCCGTCGTGGTGCTGACCTCCAGTGCCCATACGCCCTCGTCGGTGAAGGCGTACATCGGGAATTGCCCGAACTGACCTTCGGAGAGGGCCTTGGTGGCCGAGGCAAGCGCCTTGACCTCGCCCGAGCCGACGGTGTTGATGTTGGTCACCGGGAAGAGAAACGGGTTGTCAACCTCCGAGGTGTAGATCTTGTTGAGGATGGGCGTTGCAATAGGCGGCACCGACAGCTCCGGGGTCGACTCTTCGGACGTGAATGCCGGCAGGTAGGCATAAGCGCCGTTAAGAAAGTCGTGAGGCGTGAGCTTGAATGAGAAGCGGTCCGCGACGGACGTTTCCATTTTTTGAATAACAATCACCTCCTTGGCCGCCGTGTCGGGGTAATAGAACCACCGCTTGAGGTCATCGTATACGAGGTAATTACAGCTTCCTCCGTCAACGTAATACGACTTTCCGTCAACCAGCAGCCTTACGATGAATTGCGTGGTATAGCTGGTGCCTGATATGTATTTTGCCGGGGTTCGGTATTGCAGAAAGAGTAGCATGTCGAAAGCGGCCCTGCGATGCTTGACGAGCCCCGCAAGGTTAAGCCTGTTATTGTAGACATAGGCTGTGGACGGAATCAGTGTATCGTGGCTGTCGTAGTCGTCTGTCAGCGTTTCGCGCGTCTGGAGCGAACCGAGATAGTCGTCGTTTACTTCGACGGCGGTACGCTTGTCCGTGACAAGCTCGTCGATGGCGATACTCTTTAAGAGATAAAACGAAGCGGTCGAGACGTGCTTTTCCTTGAGCTCTTCCTCGTCGAAGTCGGGCAGGGCGATGCGGTATGACGACGGGGCGATTTTAAGATAACGTTCGGAAGCTCCGTCGTTGTCGACGTCTTCGACGTTCTTAAAGTAAAACGTCGAAGCGTTATAGCCTGCCTCCGTGCCCGAAGGGGTGCCCGTGGCTGCGTCGACTTTGTCTCCTCGGTGCAGGGGAATATCGGAGGCGGCGTACTCCTTTATATAGGCCACCGCGCCGCTTTGGTCGTAGGTATATATCGGAGCCGAGACGAAGATATCTACCGAGGTTATGAGGTCTTTCCATGTCTCTGCAACGTCTGCCCACGACGGGTCGTCTGTCGCGGGGGTGTGCTGATAGTTGAGTTGGCCCCGCACAAGGAATGCGCGTACTTTCTCGCTTGCGATACCCGTGAGGTAGTTGCTGACAGTCGCAGATGAGGACGTGTAGTTCAGCCCGCTTACAATCGCATAAGTAGAACTTCCGGAAGACGAATCTGTAGTTGCCGAGCTCCCTGAAATCTGCATGGTCACATAGGGCGAGCATCCTGTCGTAGGGTTCATCAGCACGGGGGCGGACTGCATAACGTAGGAACCGTCGTAAAGACGCAGAGCGTAACGCACGAAGAAGGGGAAGGCAAAGCGGCCCTTACCCGTGGCGCGTTGGTTTACGATGCGGTTTACGTGCGAGAGCACCGTAGAGGTCAGCGCCGTGCGGTCGGCTTCGGCGCAATAAGCCTTTATGGTATCGTCTTCGCTGTCGTCGCTTCCCTGCGTGAAGCTCTGCGAAATCTTGAAGAGCTTCGATGCCACTCCGTCGAGGTAGAGGCCGAAAGAGAGCTTGGGGTCGGGAAGCCGCGTGCCGAGGTAGTCGTAGGTGTTGTTGCGCCAATAGAGGTAGTGCGTGTGCGTGGAGGAGAAGAGCAGGAGGACATTACCGATAGACTTGTAGAAGAGCGTGGCGACTTCCGCCTCGGTCATGACTCCGTCTAATCCTGCGATAGGCGTGAGTTGGTCTAATCCCAACTCCGCCCCGTCGAGATTGTCGTCGTCGCTTATGAAGCGAAAGCCGACGCCTCCCGATGCGGTGTCGCGGACAAGCAGGATATAGTGCGTATACGCCGACGTCTTGTGGATGTAGACGGGCGTAACGTTCGAGTCGAAGGAGGCCTTCACCTCGGGCGTAGGGATGGGGCGTATCGCTCCGTCCTCGCAGATGCCGTCGAGCGCAAGGGCGAGCGACCCGTCGGGGGCGTCGTAGTCTGACGTCGATGCCGAGAGCCCCGTGTAGTTGATGTCGATGTTCATAGCCGATGCTTTATGATGGGTAGACACTGATAACCTTTCACCTCGCGCAGTTCGCCGCAGGCGAGCCTGACGACGTCAGACTGCGTCTTGCACTCCTGCATTACCGCCTTGCAGAGCATCTGCGAGCGGACTCTGATGACGGCGCCCACCTTGTAGCACCTTCCTTCATAGCGCCCGATAGCCGGCTGACGGTGGCGGACGTAGAGCAGGAGCTCGCCCTCGTCGGAGGCGAAGTCGATGACGTCGCCCGGCTTGATGCCGAGCGTCTTGACGATGTATTGCGTCAGACTTATCATCCCCGAGGGATAGATTGTGATGTCGGCGCGGCGTGGTGATGAGATGATACTTTTCATAGCTTGATGGTTTGAGGAAACAGCAGGTAATATTCACGGCCGTCGCCGCATCGGCAGACGCCCACCGACAGCCGCGTGGAGAACGTCACCGGCAATGCCAGCTCGTAGCAGATGCGCTGCACCGTCGGGCACAGCGACTCGAAGCCCACCGTGCCGTATCTCTCGTTGTATTGGATGTCGCACAGCTGCGTCGGCGCTTCTTTGTCGGGGGAACCGAGGACGAAGCCGAACGACTCAAGACCGTTGACCTTGACTTTGAAGACAAAGACCTGCGCCTTCTCGTCGGGCTTGGCGGATGCCTTCATATGGTTAAAGAGCGGCTCGGAGAGCGTCACGGAGTTGTCGCGCGGGTCGAGCTCTACGGCAAAGCCGCGTGACTTCCACAAGGCGCGGAGCAGGTGGAATCGGATGGTGTGAAGCAGGGATTTGAAGTTCATGTCAAAGATTGATTTTGCGTGATCGGAAAGAGATTGTGGTTACGAAATTAAACGAGACGGTCGTGCCGATGACGCGACGGTGCGCCTCGGCCTCCTCGGGCGTCGAGAAGATGTAGGAACAGATTTCATTCTTGTCCGTCCCGATAACGCTGATTACGTTGGCATAATACTTGCGCCCCAAAAGGAACGCAAGTATTTCGTTGAGCAGGTTTGTTTGCATAGGTCATTTAAGTGGTTTGTTTCCGTAAAGTTAAGTCACGTGATTCGAGAGGTGGGGATAAGTTTGGCTCAGAGGTCGTCGAAGAGCGACAGCTGTACGGCTTTCGGCTTGGCCCATACCTTGAGGTCGGCACAGAGGCGGTCAATGTCTTTCCTGAACCGCTCCTCTTTTCGCAGCGCCCGTTCTCCTTCGCCGTCGTAGAAGCAGTGGCGTTGAATATTGGGGCCGGTCAGATAACGTATCAGCCAATCGACAGCCAGGCGCAGCAACTCCTCTTTGGTGCGGCCCGACACGTCGCATGGTCCCAACGAGGCCATGTTGGATGTTCTGAAGTCTTTTGTACAAATCCATCGCCCCGGCTTGGGGTTGTCGACGAAAAGCTCGAGCTCCACCGTCGGATAGCTCATCGAAAATACAAGCTCTTTATTCAGACAGGCGTCGTGGATGTTATAGTCGAAGCCGTTGTGTCGGTAGACTACCTCGCGCGAGGTGTCGTGCTGTCGGATGTAGGTCGACCACTCGTCGAAGGTGAAGCTCTGCCCGGTGCAGTGGCAGTAGTGGTGGCATCGCTGTTCCATATCATTCAGGGTAGTTCGTTAAGTTGTTTGATTGTGTTATCTGTTGTCGCCCGAGCCGTTTATCGCGCCTCTGTTCCTGCGGTCGGTGAGCTTTCGTATGTTGTTCCATGCCACGGTCTCGAGCGGTACCTCGAGGACGTCGGCGAGCGTGGCGAGGTACCACAGCGTGTCGCCGAGCTCGAGGATTATCTGCATGAGCCGCTCTTCGGTCAGCTCGCCCCCGTCGTCGCGGATGATGCGTTTGACCTTGCCCGCCACTTCGCCCGCCTCCTCGCACAGTCCGAGGGCGAGGTAGTGCAGATGCGTCATCTCGTCGCCGTCGACGACGAAAAACTCTCGGGCTTTCTTCTGATAGTCGTTCATATCTTCGTTCATTATCTTCTTGACGTCTTAGTCTTTATTTGTCTGTATGGGATTGTCGTGGATGTTACCGACCACCTCCCAATTAGGAAATTCTTTGATTATTCTGCCGATTGGCGTTATGCCGGGGATGTCGCCTTGATATACGGTGTGTTCATCAAGTGTGAATGTGGCATATTCTTTATTCCACGCTATCTCTAAGATTAGGAATGCAAGACCTTCTACCTCGATAAGGTCTCCCTCGTAAATCTCCTTGCCGGTCATATCAGTCAGCCCCGTGAATTGGCCGACAGTAGCGGGGTCGACAGTACGGGGTTGGCCGATTGGCGATGGAATAATCTTGCAGTCGCCATTGTGCGTTACGAGGCTTCCTGTCATCCATTTGCCGTACTGATTTTTGCCGCGGAATTTAATTTCTCTCATTGCTCGCCTCCTTCCTTCTGCCGCCGCTCGCGAAGCTCGGCTATATCCTCGAGCCGCACGGGGCCGTCCTCGTATTTCAGGAATGGGAAGGGGCGGTTGTCCTCCAGACTGAGCAGGTTAAGTTCGCCGCAGTCCGTCCACGAGCCCTCGCGCTGTTTGTCCTTGACGGGTTGGTCGTTCCAGATGCAGATGCATTTGCGCCCCTCCTGCGTCGGCTTGTTAGCCGTGGCCCACAGCCCCGCAATGGCTTTGTCCATGAGCAGGGAGAGTGTTGCCTCGGCCGTGTCAATCGCTTTTTCGGCGATGTCGTCGACGCTCTCGTCGTCATTGCAGTTTGCACTCAGCCCCTCGAGGGCGGCGCGGGTCAGCTCGTAGCGTCGCTGTTCCCAATCGATTTCTTCAAAATTCATTGTCGTTAGTGTTAAAGTATTGTCGGCATTTGAATCCCTTTCGGGGTTGGTAATCTTTAAAGTCGGTCGAAGCATACAGCTCGCGTCGCATGGTCCATCGTGCCATATCCTTCTGCCATTGCGGTATCGCTTGTGTCGGGTCGTCAAAGTTGCGGTAAGGCTGAGCCACCAGACGCACGCGCGGGTTGTCGCGAAAGTGTCTTGTACGGTCGTATGCCTCCTGCAAGTTGTCGGTAAGCATCGTGTAGAGCAGGTAGCTCGCAGGGCGCTCCCGATGACTGTCAATCAGCCGCATCGCCCGATTGCAGTGATCCACCTGCATCGGCGTGTCGCATCCGAATCGGATGAAGTCGAGCCACCTGGCCTTGGCGAGCAGCCTTGCAACGTCGTCGGTCACGAGCCTTGCGTCGAGCGCTTGGTTGAAGTCGACACGGTATCTCCGCTCGACTATCTTCTCAATCTGCATCAAGCCATAGTCGGAAGCGAGGATGTTGTTGTCCATCAGCACGAGGTTTGGCCGCCGCCCGTTCTCCGCCACATCGTCGACGTCGCGATAGGGAGCAACCGGCCCCTCTTTCTGCGGCACAACACACCACTTGCACTTGTTCGGGCAACCTCTTGTCAGAAAGCCGTAGGCGGTCTTGGCGTCGACGTCGGGGTGGATGGTGTAGTCGGGCGTCATGTCGTCAATCTCCTTGGGGAGCTTCGAAAGAATGTCGTAGCCCGTGCCGCCCTTGACCGTCTCGCAATCGTAGTACTCGACAAAGTCGGGCGAGAAGCTGAATATCTTCGAGGCATAGACCCTGTCGTAGCGTCCGAACATCGGGTCGGCCCACTCCACCTCGTCGCCCCGACTGCGATGCCAGGCGGCTATCTTCATCAGGGCGAGGTTGGGATGTCGACTGTCAACCGCTATCAGTCCTATCTTCATTGCGTCTGATTCATTATTCCTGACCGCCGTACACATTCGTCTCGTGCGGCTTCTCGAAAGCCGGCATCCAATAGTCGAAGGCGGGATTGTCGGCCACCTCGATAAAGGTCTCGTCGGTGTCGACGTGCAGCCATTTGTTGAGCGAAGTGCTGTAGGCGATGAAAGGCATGTTGTCGAAGAGCAGGATTCGGAAGCGCCCCTCCACCCTGCCCGACTCGCCGCGCAGCGCGGAGAAGCGATGCCACAGCCGCCACATCCAATAAAACTCTTCGGCCCCCGCCGTGAAGGCGTCGCGCCAAAGCGTGTTGCGGATGTCGGCCCGCTCGAAAAGCTCGTTTGCCGATCGGCGGGCCGCGATGAAGATTGCTTCGTCGAGCTCCGACTGCATCGTGTTGTCGTAGTGTTTGTAAGTCGTCATAATAAGATTACTTGTTGTGTTTGCAGTTATATCCTGCCCGAAACGCCTTGGCCGCGAGGTCGGTCAGGAGGTCTTTGATATGATTCCCCATGTGCCCCTTGCCCGACACCTCGTTTACGGCGTAGCGCATCGCGAGGTCTTCTTCGGTCGTGTCGTCGGGGTCGACGGGCTCCGCACTGTGAGCCTTGACATAGTCGGTGACAACGCTCGAAACGATATCGTGAATCGGGCGCCCCGTCTGCACCGAAATCTGCCTGAGTCTGAACTTCGTAGCCGAGTCGAGCCGGAGAGCGATGCTTCGCTTGTACTCTCTAATCTCGTCGGCCTCCTCGGCCTTTCTGACGCGGCAGCACTGGATGTACGACACGAGCCGCATCTGCGAGGCTCTGACCCGAACCGACGATTCGGAGCGGCGGAGCTTGGCGGCAAGCAGCCCAAGCGGCATCCTGCTGTAGTTGTCCTTTAGGTAGGCAAGCTCTTCGTCGGTCCAAGCCATGCCCTTGAATATTACGCCGGCATCCATATCAGTCGTAGTCTACGAGGTCGACGGGGATGGTGCGCATCTGCGCTTCGAGCGTCGCGATGCGCCGGCTCTGATTGTGACATACGACGCCGATGAAGATGAGCGCCACCAGCATAAGGCCGAGCAGGATGCCGTGCAGGGCTACCGTGAGCCGAGTCTGGGCGAGGCTGATTTCTTCGGCAAGACCCGGCACGGCATAGGCCGCAAGCAGGTCTTCGGGGAATTTTTCTTTCGTTTCCATAGCGAGAGGATAAGTGTGGTTAATGATTGTTTTCCTGCCATTCGGGGCGCGTGAGAGCGACCTTCATGAATGCAGAGGTGATGATTTTCTCGTCGTGCGTGAGCTTGACAAGCTCGTCAATCGCCTTCTTGACGCGGGCGTCGGTCTCGACCGCCTCGTGATGACGGCCGATGACGGGAGCGGCGGCGTCGTAGATGCGGCTCAGAGCGTGGAAGGCGGTGTCGGGGTTGAGCCAATCGATGCCGAAGCAGGTGCGGCGGAGCTTTTGATTGACGCTCGAAGCTATCGACCCCGTCAGGCAGGCTTGCTCGAAGGTCATGTGCAGCTCGATGTCGGCGGCCCCGCGCTCTTCGAGCAGCGCCCTCACCGCACGGTCGAAGTCGGCAACCGCAGGAGCGAGCATGTCGTGATATTCGTCGGCCACGTCGGCAAAGAAGTCGAGCACCCGATAAGCCTTGTTGACACGAGCCTGAAGCGATGCCAGGAGTCGCTTGGCGCTGCGCGCCTCCTGCTTGACTCTTTGCTTGCAGAGCGAGGGGCGGCTCTCCACTGCGGCGAGCACGTCGACCATCGAGGCGAGGTAGGTGTCGTTGACTACGGTCGACCATGCCACGGCATTAGGCCGCGTGACACGCTCACGCGCTCTTCTGAGCTCTTCGACGTAGTCGCGAAGGGGAGCGTTAGGGACGGATGAAATTAAGGGCATACAGCGCAATTTTGAAGGTTCTTAGTTCTGCCCGCAATCGCGGAACGCGTCGTTGATGATTCTCGATGCCTGAAACTCGTCTTCGAGTCGCAGACGGTGCTCGTTGGCGATGGCCGTCGAGAGTATCAGGCCCGTAGCCCGCCGTGCCGTAGCAACAGGCGCCGATGGCGGCTCCCATCTCGTCGAAGTAGGTCTGACCGTCGGGCTCGCCGCTCCACTGCACGACGTGAGCGCCCTCCTCGTCGTAGGTGAACATCAGGAAGGATGTCGCCTTGGCCATGTACTCGGTCGCTTTTGCGATTGCTTGTTCTCGTGTTGGTTCGTTTGCGTTCATGAGGTGTGAAGTGTTTGTGAGTTGGGTTGTGTTAAAGTCCGAATTGTGCGAGGTCTGCCTTCTTGACGCGGTAGGTCTGCCCCTTGATGACGCGACGCTCGAAGTCGTCGAATGTCGCCTCTCCGCGGTCAATCATCGCGAGCACCTCGCGGTAGGTGTAGAGCTTGCAGCGCCTGTCGTAGCTGATGATGTCGGCTATCGTGGGCGTCTGCCACCTGATGTTGTCGAGCACCCATCCGATGGCGTCGTCGATGCGTCGCTTGTCGAAGCCGTTGGCGATCATGCGCTCGGCGAGCAGGTTGCAGAAGCTCGGTGTGGCTTTGGCGAAAGCTCCCTGCAGCTTGTTGCAGGCTATCGCCACGTCGCGCGGCTGTGCCGGCTGTCCCTGATAGAGCGAGAGCCAACCCCCTTCAGCGGGATTCGCGCTCGGCAAGTATCTGGTAGCCGCGGGCAATTCCGTCGGCGATGTTGAGGGCATAGTCTTCGGCAGAAGCTCGCCCAGCTTGCTGATTGTGTCGTTCGGTGTTGTCATAGTTGCCGGATAAAGTCTTTTCGAAGTTTGTCGGCTTGATAAGCCAGTCGAATGTAGCCGAGAATCCGCGGTTGTTCTGACCTCGCAGGAAGTCTGACGCCACGGCCTTGCGCACGACGTCGATGAAGCCCTGCTTGCCGTATTCGGCGATGCGGGCCTTGACCATTGCCTTGCGCTGCCTGCCCAGAGGCTTGCGTATGACGCCGAAGAGGCCGCCGGTCTCGCTGTTGAAGAAGTCGACAAGGGCGTCGAAGTCGAGCCGCGCCGCGCCCCCCGGGCTTTCTTCCCCCGCTACCCCAAGGTCGTCAGGGCTTGCAGCATCGGTGTCTGCCGTTGCGTCGGCATCTTCCGCCTCCAAAAGCTCGGTTTCGGGCAGACTGCCCTGCGTCAACGGAGTTGACAAAGAAGCTTTAGCTTCTCTATGAATAATACTTGTATTATTCTCTTTACTTTCCTTGCTACCGTTTTTGGTAGCATCTGCTAAGCCTTTGCTACAATTTTGGTAAGCATATGCTTGCTGTTTTGGGTAGCATATGCTAGAATCGCCTGATTCGACCCCGTTTTTTGGCTGTTTCTTGCCTAAACCCTCGTTTTTTGCTTGATTTTTGCTTCCGTTTTCGGTAGCATCTGCTAAGCATTTGCTTACCTTTTGCTTACCACGTGCTTTGGCCTTGGTTTCAGCGCCCTTGCGCCCGGCTTCAATCTTCTTTTGGCGTATCTCATCTTTAATCTCCATTCTTTGCTTGAGTGATTCGGAGTAGAAACACTTACCGTCTTCGGTAAAGGCAAATAACCCAAAGTCCTCAATAACGGATTTAACCAGGGAGGCGTCTACACGAAGGTCAAAGGCTATACAGTTATAATCTTTGACACTCATGTATTCTGATTCGTCTCTCAGCTTTTCGAGAAGCATAAAGAAAACTCCGTAGCCGGCTGCGCCGTGACGCATACGAACCTTGACCAGCTTCTCGGAGCTCCGAGCGTTGCTGTCGTGGGGGAAGTAGTTTACAGTATGGCGTGCCATATTACGAGTGGTTTATCATTTTAATAACTTGCTGTTGTACCAAGGACATGAAGTCCTCGAGGCTCCTGCAGACGACGTATCGCATTCGGGTGTGTCGCTCGATACATTGCTGCCATGCTTTCTGCGTCGCGCTCTGACGCCCCTCCGCGGTCTTCATCTCGATGCAAAGAGCGGTCGATTCGGGGGTCTCGATTGCGAGTATCAGGTCGGCGACTCCGGCTCTGACGCCCTCCTCCTTGAGCTTGGCGGCTGTCGATTCGGTGCGCCAACCTCCGTTGGGGACGGCGAAGAGCAGCATCTTCAGTTCGGGATAGGTGTGGTCGAACCATCTGACGCAGGCCGATTGCAGGTCGTGCTCTTCGTGTCGGGGGCGGTGTCTTGTCTTCTTGGTCTTTTCTTTCTTCAGATATTCATCAAAGCGATTCATAAGAGAAATTCTCTGTTGCGCTCAATCTCCTGCATCGCCACGATCAGGCCGCGCTCGTTGTCGGCGTCGGGAAGCAGACACCCTACGCTTGCCGCCCAGTTCTTGAAGCGGTCGATGGCGAGCGTCATCTCTTCGACGGTGAGGTTGGCCGACGAGCGGAGCACCGTGACCCTGCCCCTTCGGGAGGTCACCTCGCGCTCGAAGAGCTCGCGGTTGCACCGTCGCTTGAAGAAGTCCACCTTCGCCTCGTCGGGCGAGCATCCGTACCATGTCGCGAAGTAGGCTATGATAAGATGCAGGTAGCTGTTTTGGCGAAGACTTCGCGCGGGCTTCTTCTCGGTGATATCGACGACACCGCCTCTTGCATAGATGGCGTTGAGCCTTGTGCGGGCTTTCTCGACGTCATAGGGATTGCGGAGGTCGTAGAGCATGATGAAGTGGTTTTGCGCTTTCTCCCCCGGGGCCCTGTCGCCCCGAGGGGTTGCTTGTTTTTACCTATATGAAACTATGAACCGTGTCAGAATGGAAGCGAGCCCTCTTGAGGCGGCTGTTGCTGATAAGGCTGTTGCTGATAAGGCTGCTGTACGTACGGATTACCCTGAGGTTGCTGCGGATGGTTGGCCTGACTGTAGGCCGCCTGACCCATCGGTGTCGGCGTGCCGTAGACGCCCTGCGGCTGAAACTGTTGAGGCTGGAAGGTCGGCGGCTGCACGGTCATCTGCTGTACGAGGTCGACGCGATGCGGAATGAGCTTGGTGATGTACTTGGTGTCGCCCGAAGGGGTCACGTAGATATCGCCCTGCACGAAGAAGTGTACCTCCACCACGTCGCCCTGCTGAATGCCGTCGATCATGGCGCACTTTTCGTTGAGAAACTCAAACGACGGATAGTTGGTGTACTGACTCGGAGCGCCCGTGTGCGGGTCGCGAAGCGTGGCGTCGATGACCAGACTGCGTTTCTGAAACGGCTTGCCTGCTCGGGAGACCAGATTCTCTACGGGCGAAACGCTGTAGACAAGACCTTTGATTTGGTAAATTGCCATGACTTATATTATATATATATGTAAAGGAGTTAGTTGAATTTCATTGTTACCGAGCCCGAGGTCACCGATTCGGTGATGTATTCGCCGTAGATGTCGGGGTGCTCCTTCTGAAAGCGCTTCGAGTCGAACGTCTTGCGCACGCTGTCGGCCCGTCGGGTGAGGGTCAGCTCGGGCGACTCCCATTTGCTGACGCCCGCTTTGTCCATCTCGGCTTTGATGCCGGCAAGGAGCGTCTTGCGCTGTTCCTCCCAATATTTGGCCTGCTCCTCAATCTCGCGCATCGCTCCGACCATCGCCTGATATTTGGCGGGGAGGGTATCTTTCGATGCCTTGGCGACGGCTTCGGGGCTGAGCCCTGCGGGGATTTCAAACTGTCGGCCTTCGGCATCCGCTTCGATGAGCGAGCGGCATACGGCGGCGGGGATGCGCTCCACCTCGATAATCTCGGCCTTGCCGCCCCGGAGCCACAGAGCGTAGAGGGCTCCAATCGGCACGCTCGGGTTGAGGTCTTCGAAGAGGTAGGCGTAGATGCTCAGCTGCCATCTCAGGTAGAGCTCGTCGAGCTCGTAGGTGGTCTTGATATCGCAGAGCAGCGCCTTGCCCTCTTTGCTGAATACGGCGTCAATCGAGGAGGCTACGTGGCTCAGGTCGCTCACCAGGTATTCGGTCGACTCGACCTCCCAGCCGCGCTCGGCCACCTCCTTGAAGAGCGCCTCGGCTTCGGGTATCTGCTCTTCGACGTTGTCGGGCTTCACTCCGAGCGAGAAGTAGAGCTCGCAATACTCGTGGACCTTCGTGCCGCGCTCGGCGGCACGCTTGAGCACAAAGTCGGGCACGTTGCCGTATTTGTTGGGGAATATCTGACGCGAGAGGAGCGAGGTTACGCCCGAGAGCTGTTTGGGCTCGGCGTTGACGGTGGTGTAGGTGTGCGCCCCCTGATCGAAGCGCACCGGGCAAAGATTCAGTATCATACTGCTTGAGGTATTGGGTTAAGAATAAGTTTTTTCTTCTCCGAGAGGGCGTTCATGAACCTTTGGTCGGCCTGAAGCGTTGTGTACTTCGAATAGATTGCCGCCAAGGCTTCTTTCGTTGCGGCGCGGCCAATCTCCTGAAGGGCGAGCCCCAGCGAGCTTGTCTCTTCGGGCGTCACGGCGTCGGGGTCTTTCATCTCCTCGGTCGGGATGAGGAACATCTGCAGAAGCGCATATTTCAGCGCGATGGAGAGCGCCTTGTTCATCGCCTTGTCGCCCATATCCATTGCCTCGCCTACGATGGTGGTCGATACGCTCGACCCGTCGACGGTGACAAATGTGAACTTAATCTTGGCGCGGATGAAGGTCTGCATGCTGCCGCTCTTCGTGGGGCGCTCCTGCGTCTCATACCCCTCGATGAAGGGGAGTATGACCACCTCGTTTTCGGCGAAGGCGTTGTGGAGCTCGTTCATTACGTCGTCGATGCCTCGGAAGGCAAAGCCCTGTTGTGCGTTTCGGCGTGTCTTGCCGATTGCGCCCACGCTCTTCATGATGAGCGCGAGCCGTTTGTAAATCATAGTTTCCATAACTCAATGATGGGTTAATGTTAGTAACTGTGTGGAGCGGGCGGAGTCGAACCGCCGCAGAGCCGGCTTTAATTGCACTTTAGAGAATCACGCCGTTTTCGGAGTCTGAGCCGTCTGCCTCTCCCTGCGCTCCTTTTATATATTATATCGTCCACTCTTCCACGGGGCGCTCCATCTCTTCGAGGCGGAGTCGGGTGATGTCGCGTTCGATGCGGTCGATGGTGCGCTTGAGGGCGCCCACCACTTTGTTGTAGGCGGAGCGAGCCTTGAGGCTGCGCTCGGTGGCCATTGTCTTGGTCTCGCCCGGCACGAGGTAGGTGCTCACCGTGGCGAGGATGTTGCAGACCATCTTGTTTTCTTTCAGGTCGCGGATGGAGACGTCGACCAGGATGCCGAGTATCTCCTGCGGATTCTGATTCGAATAGATCAGCTTCAGGCGGTCGTTGAAGATGACGTAGTCGTGGGCGTCGCCGTCGTAGCTCTGATGTTCGAGCACAGTGGCATGGAGCATGCCCATCAGGCGGGCTATCTCTTGATAGCGTTTGTCTTTGACGATTTGCTTTCTTGTCATAACTCTTGGGTCATTTAATGCGTTACTTTTTCTTTCTGTTGAGGAAGTCGGAGGCCGTCACGGTGACGTAGCTCTGAGCTTCGCGGGTGATTTCGTCTTTGGTCTGCACTCGGCGGCAGCGACGCCAGTCGTCGAGCTCCGCCTTGTCGTAGCTGACGCGGCGGCCTTGCTTGTAGTGGGGTATCTCGCGCTTCTGAGTCAGGGTGCGGATACGTGCGACTGACAGACCGAGATAGTCGGCCGCCTGTTGAGCGGTCATGAGCGTCGAGGTGCCGAGCAGGAGCGACAGCTTCTCTTCGATGGCCGTCAGGCGCAGGAGTAATTCGTCCATTGCGTCAGGGTTTTGTTTTGCGCTCGCTGTCGAGCATCTTGTCGCGGTTCGTCAACTCGTCGAGCCCTTCTTCCATCTCGCGGTAGCCGGTGGCGAGGTAGTCGCAGTAGGCGACGACGACGGCGCCGAGGTAGATGGCCAGTTCGAGCGAGAACCAATTCTTGATGTTGGCGTAAATGCCGATGCCGATAACTGCCAAACAGAGCAGGTTCATGCAGATTTTCATAATTTGTTTTGTCATGTCGGTGGAGTGATTAGGAGGTTACTTTGTCGGAAATAGTTCGTCGGCAGGGATGCCGAGATGTCGGGCAAGTGCTTCTTGTGCGGCTTTGCCAGGTATGCGATAGCCTAATGCCCAATCGCGTATAGTGGCTTCACCTACACCAACAGCTTCGGCGCACCCTTCAATGAAAAGTTTCAAAGGACTTTTCTCTGATTTCTTTGCGTCGTAGCGTGCAGAAAAAGTTGTTGACTCGTTGTTCATAGAAAAGCTTTTTGCGAAGCATATTCGAATTATTTTTCAGATAATCTTATATTTGCTTCTGATTACGTGACAAAGATATAGAATATTCTGAATCGTCAGAATATTCCAATAGAATATTTTGGGTTTACGGCGTTAATATATGTTATTATTATGGAGAATGCTATTGATAAAACTACTGCTCGCTTATTGGAATATATAAGGTATAAGGGGAAGAATGACAATGTCGTCGTTGTGGAGTGTGGATTGAGTAGCGGAATAATTGGAAAATTCAGAATGGGAAAATCCCGAGCTGGCCGCAATACGCTGACAAAAGTCCTTAATACATACAAGGACTTAAATGAAGTCTGGCTGATGACGGGCGAGGGCGCGATGTTGAACAACGAGGAAGGGGGTCAGCAGAATATAGTGGAAGCACGGACAATATCACACAATACCATCTCACAAAGTATAGGAGGGCCGTCGGTCGGCTCGTCATCAGAAGTGATGAAGCTGATAGAAGAGGTGAAGGCGCAGAGAGAAGTGACGCAAGCTTGCCAAGCTCAGCTCTCGGAAAGCCAAGCCCACATTACGGAATTGGTCAAGATAATTGCCAAGATGCAGGGACTGTAATCTAATAACAATATAATACAATGAAATGGACAATTGCTGTTTTGCTTGCCCTGCTCGGTTTGGCGGGGTGCAACAAAAGCGAGAAAGAAAAGAAAGATAAAGACGAAATAGGGCGTTACCTGCTGGGTGGCAACGGCGTGTTGCACGTGGATGAGAAGTGTATATGGCTTATGTTTGGGAAAGGGGAAGACAGTATGCGAACCTATGGAAAGACGTATATCGACACGGCTTCTTTTTATTCCGACCTCGATTACAGCTACTGTACGCGATGCGTAAACGAACCTACATACGAACATATAAAGACTATCCTGCATCGCTATCATGAGAGATTTGTCACCAACATACATAAGAAGCTTGTCGATGCAGGGCGCGAAGTATGCACCTTGGACGACCTGACGCAGCATAAACTCAACCGGACGGAGCTTATGGCGCTGTACGATGCGTGTGTCGAATTGAATATCTACGACGATACCTTTGAGAAGTTCTCGAAAGAATCAGGCTATTACGATTAAAACATGCTGACGCCTCGGCAAAAACATGCTGACGCCTCGGCAGTTTTGTGCGCAAGGGACTCGGGTTTTCTGCGCAAGGGACGAGCGTCCTCTGCGCAGGGGATTGGAGCGGATTGAGCAGGAAATCGGAGCGGCATGCATGAAATGAAAAAGCGCGAGCCTCTGCCAAGACTCGCGCCAATAGTGTTAACAAAGAAATAATAATATGGAGATTTGGGAATCCTTATTACTACCCCAAAGATAGATAATGTATTGCGGAATACAATCAATTCCAACCTTTATTATTTGGGAAAAATCCTTTAACCATAGGTAAAGTGATTTTTGAAGCGAATATATAAAGAAGAGTAGAGGCGAAACGGATATCTTTGTCACAACCAATACCTATATATAATCAGTGAGATTATGACAGACAGACTTCAGCCCAAAGACACGGCCCTACTTGTGCGTATCAAGCACTCGAAGCCGATAGAGGTACATGACTTTGTCGCAACGATGGATGCCATCGGCGGCTTGTTCGACGACTACTGCAAGGCTAACGGCGACAGCTCCGAGATGCGCCGCGCCAAGCTCTATGTCAATAAGGTGGAGCACGGCAGCATCGAGATATACCTTACCGAGGCAATCACGATGCTCGCATTGCCGTTTATCGAAAACATGAACCCGATATTAGAATTCGCATGCCACATTAAAACGGTTATCGAATACTTCACGCAAGGCAAAGGAGAGAAGCCAAAGCTGAGCAAAAACGAGATGCGCCGTTACAGCGATATCTTTGCGGTCACAGCCGGCGACAACAACGGCACAACGGAGATTGGGGCAATCAACATCTACAATAATCCTATATTCATAGAGAATGTGACGTTCACCTACTCGGAAAGCAACTCGGCTCAAAACCAACTCAGGAAAGATATAGAGCTGGCCAAAGAACCTGTTCACGGAGGCGTAGTTTATGAACAGCAGGTGATGAAGATATTCCAGATGCGAAGCAACATGGACAGCGACAGCGGGAACAAAGCAATCATCGACGCTCTTTGCGACAAGCCGCTCCATCTGATGTTCGCATCCGAAGATCTTAAACGAATAATCCTGCACAGCGACTACAACCCTGCAAAGCAACTGTACGTTGTCGACGTCATGATAACGACGGCCTACGGTCGCCCTATTGCATACAGCGTGGTCGCCCTTCGCGAAGTCTTTGACGATGACTATTAAGACCTATATATAATATGAAGACAACACTCTATTACGTCGCCCTCGCAGCACTCACGCTCCTGGCGATGTTTGTCATGGCCGTTATCACAACATTCGTCTTTGACGGCGGCTTCCTCCAACCTTTCCTCACCGCAGGAGCCGGCTTGGCTGTCATTGCCGGTCGAAAGCACCTGCGCAAAGCTATCGTCGGCTGATGCGGTCAGCGACAATCGCCCAAGAAGTCGGGCATGAGGTTGACCGCCTCGCGCTTGGCTCGGTCGAGCACCTTGGCGTAGACCTGCGTCGTCTCGAGATTGGAGTGGCCGAGGAGCTTGCTCACCGTGTAGATGTCGACGCCTTGGTCTAACAGCTGCACGGCAAACGTATGCCTTGCGCAGTGGAAAGTGATGTGCTTGGTGATGCCCGCGTCATCCAGCCACTTTTTGAGCCTGTAGTCCTCAACCTGCTTCGACGAGAGCTTGAAGACAGCGCCCTCGCCGCGCTCACCGAGCAGAGCTACCGCCATTGCCGACAAGTCGAGCGTCTCCTGCTTGCTCGTCTTCTGCTGTCGATAGCTCAGGCACCATCCGCCCGAAGGCGTGGCAACAACCTCGCTCCACGTGAGCTTCTTGACGTCGCTCCATCGCAACCCCGTGGCGCAGGCGAATAGAAAGGCTCGCTTGGTGTCGCCGCTGAGTCTGCTCGGAGTCGCGGCAAGCGCCCTCAGCTCGTCGACCGTGAGGTATTGACGCTCCGCCGCCTCTGCCTTTGGCTTGACAGCCGTGCGCAGCGGATTGGTCGTGATAAGACCGTCGTTGACCGCCGCATTGAGCATCGCCGAGAGCTTTGACAGATACAAGCGTTGCGTGGCGACGTTGATGAGGCGCGGCTGACCCTTCTTGCCTCGGGCGGGCGCAAACGTCGAGAGAAACTTGATGAAGCCCGCAACCCACTTGGAGGTGATGTCAGACAAAGACGGATTGCTCGAGTCGTATTCCTGCATGATGGTGATGATTCGCATCCATGTCTCCTGCGTCGCTCCCTTCCTGCGCTCCCCGAGCGTGGCGGCGTAGTCGTAGAAGGGGATGCGGTCGGCCTTGCGGCTGAACCCGTATCGCCCCGCCTGAAGCTCAATGATGCGCTCGGCCTTGATGGCTTCGGCCAAAGCAAGCGTCTGACGGTTGGCCTCCTTCGATATCGGGTCGCGACCCGCCACGAGGTAGAGCTTCAAGAACTCGTACTCTCGCTGACCTTCACTGTAGATGTCGAGATATAATGATATATTGCCGTTCGTCAGCTTCCTCTCTCTGAGTCTGACGGGCTCCTTGCGTGTTCGTGCCATATCGTTAAGTAAGTAACATTAGAGTAACACAAAGGTAACAAATCAACACTATCTCGGCAACAACTCCACGCTCTCGGATATGCCCCGAATCCTTTCTCAAACGTATTCTGACGCGATTTGTTGGGGGTATAATAAGAAACTGTTATCTTTGACCCACGAATAACTTATAAATAATTAGATATTCTGATAATCAGCCATTTATAAGGTGTAATAAAATCTAAGGTAACAAAATCGTAAAAGTATCGTACAAAAAACTACTTTTGCAGGTGTCTGAGACGTATTATTACTGATTATTTTGGATTAAGAAAGCCCCGCCGATTTGACTATCGAGCGGGGCTTTTCGGCTATAAAAATTATGGCAACGTAGAGATTTGAAATTGAAGCAAAGTGCTATCTTTGTGTCAGAGTATCATAACTCAATTAAAGGGTTAAGGCCCGGCTGCGTCTTTGGATGCGGTCGGGCCTGTTAGTTTACATATGTAACCATGACCAACTATAGTAGCCGAAAGTAGTTGCTACTCTTCTTCATCGGACGAGAGCTCGATGAGCTTGTCTTCGATGGTCCGCTTGCTTTCTTCCGTCACGTCGAGTGTTGTCGATTGGAGCTTAGGGGTCACGTAGGACGTGAGCTTCTCGACGGCCAGCACGCGGTCGCGCGGCTCGAGCTCGCTCAGGTCGTCCTGAAATTGCTTACTGCTGTAGTAATCGCTGACGACACCGGCTATCATCTTCCTCACCTCCGACGATATCTTGTTGGGGGTTCCCTTGACTCGTCCCCCTGCCTTGACTCGTTTCTTCTGTTCTTTTTCCATGTGATAAGAGTTATACGTCGCCTGCGAAGGTAACGCTCTACCTTGCACTCACATGTATAACATTAATCCAAGTGACTTATGATAGGATTAGGCAGCGCTATCGGTGCGGGCCTTAAGGCCGTCGGAAGCATTGCGGGCGGTATTGCGGCCGGCAAGGCGATGAGAGAGGTCAAGGACAACATCAACGAACAGCGCACGAAAAATCAGGAATGGTATGATCAACGGTACAATGAGGACGCCACTCAGCGAGGTGACGCCCAACGGATGCTGACGCTTGCCACCGACGCGATGAAGAGCAATGCTCGCCGCGCCGCGGGAGCTCAGGCCGTAATGGGCGGCTCGGAAGAGAGCGTGGCGGCTGCCAAGGCGGCAGGCTCTCGGGCTATCGCGGATGCAACAAGCAACATCGTGGCTGCGGCTGATGCCCGCAAAGACAACATCGAACAGCAGTATCAAACCAACGATGCCAACTACGTCAATCAACTCAACAACCTTGCGCAGACTCGGGCGGCCAACATTGCAAGTGCGGCTCAGGGCGTGGCGGAGACGGGAGCACAGTTGTCGGGCTTCGGAGTTAAGGAGGGTGCGTGATGGCAACGGAAGACGAAAACAAGAAATTGGTTGAAGCCCCCGTCGCAAAAGTCGACGTGCAGGGCGAGAAGGCACCGAAGATATCTATGACGGAGATGGTCGAGCGGCTGTCTCCCAACAAGCCCGACGATGCCGCCAAGATTGCAGCCGACGAAAAGCGGCGCAAGAGAGAGGAGCTCTTTGCCGGCATCGGCGACGGCATCAGTGCCTTGGCGAACCTCTATTTTACCTCCAAGGGCGCTCCGAATATGAATCTCAGCAGCGACAAGACGAGTATGGCCAAGACTGTCAATGACCGATGGGCGAAGATTGCGGCTCAGAAGGCTCAGAAAGCGAAGGACTACTTCGAACAGTACTACAAAGCTCAGCAGGCCGACCGTGAACAAGCGAACGCCGACCGCAACTACGACTTCCAGGCAGGTCGTGCCAAGGCTGCGGACGATCAGTGGCAGAAGACCTTCGACCAGAACCAAAACCAGTTCAATTGGACGAAGGACTTTAAAGAGAGAGAGCTCACGGCAAATCAGGAGTCGGCGAAAGCGGACCACGACTTGAAGAGGTATATAAGCGATACGTCCAATGCTGTTGAACGCGAAAAGCTCAATGCAACCAAGGAGAATAACAGAGCGGTGAATCAGATTAGGTCTGCTGTGGCTACACAGAAGCTGTATGGCCCCGATGTGGCGATTGCCGGTCCCGGTAACAAGCAATACGTCATTCCTGCCAATGTGTGGAGACACTCGTATCAGCAGATGTATCAGATGTTGAGCGAGGACGAGAATCTTAAGAAGATACCGCAATTCAAGGCTGACCTGCGCAAAGTAAAGGATAAGCCCAAGGAGATGGAAACATTCGTCAAGGCGTATTGGGCTCAATCTCCAGCCGCGGTGAAACACATGGAGCAGATGCAGCAGTGGAGCGACACGAATACTGATATTCTCAGAAGCAATAGCCTCTCTGAGGCCGAGCAAAAATGGTCGAGTTACGCCGTGACTCCGAGCCAAAGTAAAACAGACGATGACTTTGAAAGCGAAAAAGATTAACTATGCCAAGGTATATAACAAGCAGAGGGGAATATGATATCCCCGAAGAAAAGCGAGGTGAGTTTGAGAAGGCCTTCCCCGATGCCAAGATAAGGGTGTACAACGACAACGGGGAGTCGTACAGCCTGACGCCAAGCAAGCTCGAGGCCTTTAAAGCCAAGTACAAAAAGTGGAGCTACGACGAGCCTGAGGGTGGCAAGCCTGCCGAAACGAAGGCTGCCAACGCAGAGATGACTGACGGTGGCGGCTATCCGTTTGACCCGACGGTGCCCGAAAGCATCCGTCGACCTGACTTCACGCGCCCTGACTACGCCAAGCTTGAGGCTAAGGGTGTCAACGGAGAGGAAGCCACGGTGGCGTATATCAACGCCAACAACGCCCGCAAGAAGGCGGAGAGCGATGCAATCCTGCGAGACCAGCTCGCAAACGGCTTTATGCCGGCACCGATGTTTGCGGCTACACCGACCTTGGATGATGAGGGCAACAAGCGATGGGAGGCTCAGACTGTGGCGAGCAAAGATGCAAGCCCCGTGCCGGTCTACCGAGATATGCTGACGGGCCGTGAATACAAACCTGACAGCGACGACAAGCAGTTGCAGCGAGGACTCGAAAACACCAACTGCACGACGAAATTGGATGTCCGTCAGGTGACACGCGACGAGGTGGCTTCGCTGTCTGCTCAGGTAGAGGACAAGCTTAAGAAATTAGAGAATGATTGGCCGTATGACACGAGCATCGGTTCGAACATCAATCGTGGCGGTATCGGTGGTCTTCCGGAATCTGTTGTGACCAACGACAAGCGATTCACCGACCCTACCTATCGCGACTACCTCGTGGCGGGTAAGTCGCTTAAGGCGGCTCAGGACATTATCGACGAGGCGCAGAAGTCTGCCTTTGAGGGTGACTTCGACGGCTTTGTCAAGGGTGCCGGGCGCGGCTTCGGCAACAAGCTCTTCGACGTGTCGACATGGGATATGGGGTTCACCGACAGCATGACTGCAAGCGCTACTCTCGAAGCGCTGAAGGTGGCCGACGAGGGAGGCAAGCTTACCGAGGCCCAGCAAGCCCTGCTCGATGCCAAGGCGGTCGAGATGGCGACAAACGCTTACTTCGGCTCGTACCTCGGTCGAGGCTACAAGGCGGGGCAGGTGACTGCCGAGTCGCTTCCGTTTATGCTTGAGATGATGATTAACCCTGCATCGTCGACGGGCTCCACTGCCCAGAATATGCTCACGAGATACGCCCTCAAGCGCTTCGGGGCTCAGGCTCTCAAAAAGGGCGCCATGAAAGTCGCCAAGGTTGCCACGCGCGTGGCCGGTGACATTGCCGGCTCTGCTGTCATGTCGGCAACGACGGGGCAGCTGGGTGTCGCAGGTGATGCCATGCAGCGTATGGCAGGCGATATTGACTACAATATCGACGAGAACGGCATCTCCTATGCAGGTCACACCGAGGGCGACAGTGCGCTGACAGCTTATGCAAAGGCGTTCGGGGCCCGCACGATTGAGAACTACTCCGAAATGGTGGGCGAATATTTCAGCCCGCTCACGAAGATGGCCGGCAAGGGTATCGCCAAGGGGCTCTCGAAGATGAAGCTCGGGGCCGTCAACGACTTTATTAATGATGTGTCGACCTCCGCTTTCTCGCGTGTGGCAAACGACTATCTCAGCAAGGCCCAATGGCACGGCGTCATCGGTGAGTATGCCGAAGAGGTAGCCGGCAACATGATGAACGCTCTGCTCGTAGGTGATAATACGTTTGACGCCGCCGAGGGGACGGGTGTCTTCAACAAAGACCTTAATATCGACACCTTCTTGGGTGTGTCGCTCTTCGGGGGCTTCATGTCGGCCATGAAGACGACGAGCTATCGCACTCCGAAGTATCGCGCACGTCAGCAGGTCAAGGAGGCCGAGGGTAATGCCCGCCAGGCATTCCGCGACCCTGCCCGCTTCGACGGTTTGCAGACAATGCTCGACTCGCAGGACCCGAAACAACAGTACGGGGCCATTATGCAGGTGCTCTCCTCCGACGAGTATACAGCCGAGGAGCGTCGTGCCGTGCTTGAATATGCCAATCGCGTGCAAAACTATCAGGGCATGGTGGTTGCCCAGCAGAAGCGCAACATGGAAGAGGGCGGTGCGAGAGCCGACCTCGAATCGTCGTATGACAACGGCTACGGCCTTGCCACAATCGAAGAGATGCGCGATGCAGGGGGGATGTACGACTATCGTCGCGCCAAGCTCCTTGAGGTGCTCGGCATCGAGATACCTGCCGACGAGATTGACACCGAGGGCAAGACGCCCGAAGAGGTTGCCGCTCTGCAACAACAAGCGGAAGAAAAGAAGCGCAAGGCTGAAGATGCCGCTATCGAGCAAGCTGTCAGGACCGACCGACTCTCTGCCATCGAAGCGGTGCAGCAGGCTCACGAGACGCGCGGCAAAGACGAGTACAATGCTATCCTTGCCTACCTAAACGCCAAGGCAACCTATGAAGGTATGCTCGCCCGAATGCAGGACGTCGCTCTCGATGCGGCCGTAGACGCTCGTATCGATGCCAACCGCCTTGTTAATAAGGAGACGGGCACGCTGATTAACGCCAACTTGGGCGACGCTCCGGTAACGGTAGTGGGCGGCAACGTGGTGCAGGACGCCGACGGGGCCGTTGATCTCGATGCCTCGTCGGAGAGTGTCGTGGTGCGTCATGCCGACGGCAAGATGGAGATGGTTGCGCTCAAGGAACTCACCGACGTCACGCAGACCGACGGAGCACAAGCGGCTGAGGAGGCGGCCCAAGCGGTGCGTGAACATGTGGCACGACAACAGGCGTCGCGCATTGACGGTACGCTCGACCTGACTGCCGGCACGACACACAAGATTGTCGATGTTGACGGTAATACACGAGAAGTTACAATTGTAAACGATAACGGCGACGGGTCGGTTGCGGTGCAAGACGACATGGGGCTCACCTATCCTATGAGCGTGGCAGACCTTGAGAAGGGCGTCAAGAACGAGATATTGGCTCGCGCGGGGCTCTACGACCGTCAACAGCAGGAAGCCGAACAGTCGGAAGCATCGGCCGAAGCGGAAGCTCCTGCCGTGCGACAATACGAAGCGGGCGACCGTGTCGTGGTGCGCGATGCCGACGGCAACGAAATAACCGGTACAATCACGAGCTTGGGAGCCGACGGCATCGAGCTGATGACCGACGAGCTGCTCAACGGTCAGACGGTACAGATGATATCGAAGGATGATCTCACGGCGATGCTCGTGAGCCACAACGGCGAAGAGGTTAACCCTGCTCCTGCCGAGGCGGCTCCTGCCATTGACACTCCTGCCGATTTGGTGACACCACCTGCAGACACAACAACAACTGAAGCTCCCGCTGAGGCTCCGAAAGTGGATTACACCTCCGACGACGTCAGCGTGGAGGATGCATGGACCGACATGGTGAGCGAGATGGACGGCGATGAAGATATGACCGAGGCTTATGCCAAAGGTGAAGCGGAGAATGCCAAGAAGGTGCTCGCCGCGGCTCAGAGAAAGCTCTCGAGCATCAAGCCGAAAGCTGGCGACATGGCCGGCTTTAAGGCGGCCTACAGTCAGGCCAAGGCGGAGGTTGCCGAGGCTCAACGACTCTATGACCGATGGAGCGCCCTTGCTTCGCATCGTCAGGTGGCTCGCGAAGCTGCCGAGGCGGAGGCCAAGCGCCTTGCCGAAGAGGAGGCCGCACAAGCCAAGGAGGCTGAAGAACAGCTCAAGAAGGAACGTGCCGAGATGGATAAGCGTGTGCGTCAGGCTTTCGACGAATACCGCGAGGTGCCTGAAGCTGTCGAGGTGCTCAGACAGATGGAGCCGTCGAATATCATGGAAATTGCCGCAAAGCTCCTGAGCGAGCATCGCGTGACGCTGTCTGACAATCGAAGCGATACGGGGGCTGTCAGAGGCAGAGGCGCCAAGGCTGAGGCGGGTCTCGGTCGCGGAGAGATGCAGAAGCTCTTCGGGCAGTTTGCGTCGGAAGAGAACGGCGGTGTGACCCTTGCACGCCTCTCCGAGGATATCGGTCGCCAAGAGTGCGAACACTACGGCGTGCCTTACGACCAACAGGAACTCTACAATGCTCTTATCGGGGTGTTGCAGAGCGCATCGACGCGTGGCGATATCTTCAATTATATCGCCAACAACCGCATCGAGGCGGCTCGCAATATTTATAACAGCGCTATGAGCTATTACGATGCGATGTCGGAGCGTGAGGAAGAGGAACGTCGGCAGTTGGAAGCGCAGGCGCTCTCTCCTGAAGATGCCGCTGCGCTCGATGCTCGTGTGGTCGATGAGATGCAGGCCGAGGAAGAGCGTGTCGATAATCAAGGAAATCCAATTAACAGTGATGGCAGTTTGAAGGTGGAACCTGTTGCCTCGGTTGATGAGATTAGCGATGAGGATTTTCAAGAACCAAACAGAACCATACAACTTCCTGCTCTCCCTCAAGCTGTGAATGATGCGCTTGGAGCCGATGGAAGAGTGCCCATAATAAAGAAAAATATCTTCGGCAAGAATCTAAAAAGTCATAGGGATTTGTCTCCGGATGATAGTAGAAGAATTTTGCAAGCGGCGTTGTACAATCCTTCTTTGTACGGTCAAAACCAAAAGGCTGCCAGACCTTATAATTGGATACTTGTGCATCTCGCTGATAAGAACTCAGCGGTTGTTGTCGAGGTGAATAATCCGGACAAGACTCACATGGAAATTGTGAATTGGCATTATATTGGTGGAGAAGAACTTGAACGTAAAAAAAGACAAGCTATCAAGGAGGGGGGGCTAATCCTCACACTATCCGAAGATAATGCAGCTGCCAATACTCTTAATAACTTGTCTTCTGACAGCAAAGCTAACGCTTTGTCGACAGAACAACAAACATCGGGCGGGGAAAGTTCAACGCAAGAAGCTGTTCAGCCTCCGACAGTTAAGAATCGTCGTAGCGGTGCCATCTTTAATCTCAAGCCGAAAACAGAAGAAGAGTTGGAGGCCGAGAAGCGTGCATTTGAGGAACAACAAGCCAAAGAAGCTTACGATAGAATACGTGCTGAATTTTCAAATGTTAATCCCAATACTAATGACGTTGCCGAGATATTGCAACGCCATGATAATGTCGGCGACGCTATTGCCGCGCTTCGCGCCAAGGCTGACGAGCAGCGCAAGGTCGCTGACGATTGGGCAAGTCGTAAATACAAAAAGAATACAACTGTTGTCGAGGGCCAAAGTAAAGCGTCAGCGGCCGACGATTATACAACAAGTATAGGTGCGGCTAACGAAAGACGTCGCGCGGCTAAGATACGAGTTGCATTGGAGTTGGCGGATGAGTATGACAAGTTTGCCGACAGATTGGTAAAAGCAACCGGATATAGGGAAGAGGCTTCAACAGTTCAGCCGGTATCTACAGAAGCGAATGGCAATCCGCTGACGGAAAAGGAAGCTGAAGAGTACAACAACCTCGTACATGAACAAGATATGGCACGCCGTGACGCTGTCGACGCCGAGGACAAAGAGATTGGCGACACGCTCAGAGGTCAGGCTATGACCGAGAAGGAGGCGAAGGAGTATGACAACAAGCTTGCTGAAGAAGAACCGTCGCAAGAGGAAGAGGCGGCTTATGATGCCTATGACAAGGAGACGGCTCACGAATTTACCGACGTCGAAGATAAGGCGTTCGGAGAGATAGGCGAAGAGGAAGAATCGGGAGGCAGCGACCTCGACAAGATGCAGACTCTCGCAGACAACCTCGCCAAGTCGCTCGGAGAGGACTCCGCACAGTTGGAAGACGCGGTCGAAACTCCTCACGGCACAATCGAGGCGGCTGTCACGGTCAAAGGCAAGCGATACGACCTCACCTACGACAAGGAGGGCGGCCAGCTTATCGTCGAGGATGATCAAGGCGGGCAGACCGTGTTCCGCCGCGGTGAAAGCTCCGAGCATCAAGGCGACGTGACCGAAGAACTGCTTCAGATGCTTCAAGACAAGGGCGTCACGGTCATCCGGACACGGGAAGAGGCACTTCGCACCTGCGGCGATGCCGTACGTCAGGCTATTCTGCGAGGCGACAACGTCAAGGGTTGGTTCAACGTCAGAGAGGGCAAGGTGTATGTCTACGCCCCGAACATCAGCAATGCCGAAGACTTGATGGCTACATTCCGCCATGAGGGGGTCGGTCATGCCGGTCTGCGCCAGCTCCTTGGCGAAGACGGCTTCAATCAGGCTATCGCGAGCGTATGGTACAACATTATGGATGCCGATGCAAAGCGCAAGTTCATCGCCTATGCTTTGCAGATGCATGTCGACGACTTCAACAATCTGTCGCCTATCGAGCAGGCTCAGGCGCTCTCCAACTCCAAGCTTATCGAGGAGGCGGCCGACGAGTTTCTCGCCCACTATGCCGAAAACGGAGCGTACAACAACGATTCGATGACATCCAAGCTGACAGCGTGGGTGCGTGACCTGCTGCGCAAGATGGGCTTTAATATCGAGCTCAGCGAGCAGGATGTGCGCAAGCTCCTGCGTCGCAGTGAAGAGAATGGCATCGGAGGCCAGACGTCGGAAGACGGTACGAGAATGCGTACGGAGGTGGCGCGATTGACCTCCGAAGAGCAAGCAATCGCCGACAAGGCCAAGCAGGACGGCACATATATGAAAGCTCCCAACGGTGCTGACACCCGCCTGACTGAGAAGCAGTGGGCGCAAGTGCGAACAAAGGCCTTCAAAGATTGGTTCGGCGATTGGGAAAAGTCGTATCGAATAGAGAAGCTAAAGAACAGTCGCCCTGTTGAAATAAGTGGAAAAGAAATTGAATCAAGCGACGACTTGAAACAATATAAAAAGAATGCTTTAGAATATGGGAAAGCTAATATTCGCGATGCATATGTAAATAAGAACGATGGCACGAAAGTAATTGTCGGCAAACGCGGTATTCAAGAGGTGCTCATTCATGATTACAAGAATGTAGAACAGTTGCAGAGTGTTGCTGCTATTCCTCAGATTATCGAAAATGCAATCTATATTGACAGCGCTACTAACGAAGACAGCGGTGTTAATCCTAAAGTTGCGCAATATCATTATTATGTATGTGGGTTAAAGATAGGAGGGGAGGATTTCACGGTGAGAGCGGTTGTGGCAGAATATCCCGATGGTAATCGCTATTACGACCATAAACTATCTAAAATAGAAAAAGGGAAATTGATTGACTCACTTATCGCGATAACAAATCCCGGTTTTAATCAATCAACGTCCCTTGAATCTTTGAGCAAAGATAAAAGGTTGCTTTCGATATTACAAACAAATTCCTCAAAAGTTGTCGACGAGAACGGCGAGCCGCTCGTGGTGTATCACAGTGGAGCCAAAGGTATCACCGAGTTCAGCCGCGACCACGACAAGAAGGGTATCGGACGTCAGTTTTGGGGCAAGGGCTTCTACTTCGGCACCGAAAAGTCGAAGGGCCATTGGAGTGAGCTCTACGAAAGCAAGCGTGGAGAAAAGGCTGAAGAGTACCCCGTATTCCTCAACCTGCGCAATCCATCGGAAAAGGCTGTCAACGGCGAGGTAAGCAACAGCGGCTATGACGGTGTAATCTTGCCGGGCGGTACGCGATATGCCGACGGAAGCGTTTCGGAGCCGATGTATATTGCCGCTCGACCGAATCAGATTAAGAGCGCCGACAATAACACGGGCGCCTTCAGCGAGGAAAACAATGACATTCGCTTCCGTCTGAAGGAGTCAGAGAAAGCCTATGCAGAGCGACAAGGCATCGACGTAAAACAGTTTAAGGACTTCGCCAAGATTCAGCCCGAAGCTGAAGATGTTGACTCCTCGGTGCGTCTGCGCGTCGTTACCGACCCGAAGAAGATTCAGGAGCTCGAAAGCGGTGACAAGATTAAGGTGTACCGTCAGATGCAGCTGATTGACGGCAAGCTCTATCCTCCGATGTCGGCTAAAGAAAAGACGACGACCTACACCAAGTCGGGCAAGCCGAAGACGACCTATGTATGGCGCGAGCCTTCTGTGGTCGGGCAGTGGGAGGAGGCGGAAGAGCATCCCGAACATGCCAACGACGACGGCACCTTTAAGCTCGACAAGGGAAACGGCAAGGCTATCAATGCCGCCTACAACCCTTATCTCCACTTCTCGCGCTCCATCATCAACGACCAATTTGCCGAGGCGTATAATCGCCCGCAACTGGTGTGCGTCGAATTTGAGGTGCCTGCAAGCGAGCTCGAAGGAAAGTATAAGGCTGAAAAGGCCAAGGATGCTGTCGGCGAACACGAGTGGAAGAGCGGTGTCGTAAGCCAGGCGCTCGCTGATGCCGGCGACAACACGCGCAAGGTTATCCTCTCTCGATGGGGCAAGCCGGTTCGCATCGTGCCGAAAGAAGAGGAGGCTGCGAAGTATGCCAAGACGGTGCTCAAGCACGGCGTCGAGGTGCCGTTTAATACGGTCAACCCTGCGCTTCGCGAGGCTCTCGTGGCCGAAGGTGTGAAGATTGGCTATCCGACGGGCAACAGCGGCAAGACTGCCGTGGCGGCCTACGAGCAATGGATGAAGGAGAAAGAAGAGAGCTCCGTGGTGCGCATGAGCAACAAGTCGCTCGTGGGCGTCCACAATATCGGTCAGGGGCAGTTAATCAAGGCGCTCGAGCTTGGGGGCCTTGCCAACCCGTCGTGCGCTGTCATCAACCTCGACATTCAGGGTCACGACCGCTACGGTGACATCTCGCTTGTGATGCCGTCGGCTCTTGTCGATAAACGAAGTGGAAACAATGCGGGCACGTGGGCCAACGATGCCTATACGCCGTCGTTCCCTGAAATCAAGAAAGGGCTGACGAACAAGGCCTACTCGCAGTGGAACAAGGACGTTAACAGCACGGATATGCCTGAAGCGATGAAGCGTGCAATGCAGTCTGCCTTTACATATAATTATGACCGCTACGGCTCTTACCGACCGTCGGGCCTGGCATATATGTATCTCTACGAAAAGGGCACGCCGATAAAGGAAACGGTTGGGCGGAACGGTCAGGTAGATGCGCAGCGCACAAAGGATGCGGCATGGGATAAGGTTCGAAGCGAAGGTCTTGAGAATGATTTCGAGCAATGGTATGCCGACAAGGAGAAGCAGTATGGCGTTTATGAGTTTATCCACGACGGCTACACCTCGAGCGGCAAGGTGCGCGAGCTTCCGCTGACGCTCGACAACGTGTCGAAGTGGATGAAGAAGCAGGGACGCAACGGCGCCGAAACATTCTTCAACTCGACTCCTGGCGGTGTGCGTGCAGTCATCTCCAAGAAGCTCGGCTCACTCGAAGATATTCGCAAGAAGAAAGACAAGATTGTCAATAAAGAGCAGTTTGACGAAGTGCGTGAGCTTATCAGAGAGCGCTTTGATGAGTTGGCGGCTATGGTAGACAAGGGCAATAAATCAGGCAGACTCGGTGTCGAGTTGCTTGGCGACCTGCTCACGGCAAAGAATATGAAGAGCGAAGCGGAGCAGCAGGGGCTTGATCTGACCGTTTCTCAGCTCTCCGACCTTGCCGACTTCAAGTCTATCCTGCTCAACGCTCCTACCGAATACTTTGAGACGAAGTTTGAGCGCCCTGTTTATATCAACGAGTTTGCGGGAGCTGTCGTGCCGAAGGGTGTTGACAGCCGCATCCAAGAAGCGCTCGAACAATCGGGCTTGGATGTCGAAACTTACGAGGACGGCAACGAGGCTGAACGCTACGATGCGCTCAAGCGTCTGGCTGACCGAAACGAAGACCGTGTGCTGTTTAGTGCCGAATACGGGCGTAGAGAGGGAAATAAAAATACCCCCGTCACAGGACAGCCGAATCGCGCTAATGAGAAACCGTCCTCGGGGGGTGTCCTTGCGGCTAGTGGTAGAGATTCTTCCTCAAATGCTATCATCCTCCGCAAGCTTTCTGCAAAGATAGATGGAAATGCCAACGTGGTACTTGGAAGAATCAAAAAGTTCCAAAACGGTGACTTTAAAATAGATTTATCATCGTTAAATAACACTTTCCGTTCGCTCGGAGAAATGTTTAACATGAGAAACAAGGGCGGCTCAAGATACAATACCTTGCAGACAGAATCGGGAGAAACGGTCACTATCAGGCTCTCGAGCCATCTTGCTAACGGCAACAACTTCATCAAAGACAATGCCGACGAGAATCTCAGCATTGTTGTTGAGTACAATCAGAAAGGCGAGATGCCCGAAAGCAAGATAAGCTACACCGAAGCGGTTATTCCTTACGAAAACTACGAGAGAAATCCCGAAAAGGCAGTCACGGCTATCGTCAACGGAGTCAAAGATGTTCTTGAGGGTGGAGAGTTCACGCTCGACCCGTCGCTGGGTGTGGTGGAACACAAAGGCGGTGACAGATTCCGCTTCATCGGCGAACGCGGCGCTCGCAGACTCGACGAAGCTCAGGAAGCGACGATTCGTCTTGACAACCTTGCTGTGGCCCGCGATATGGAATCATCGGGCAAGGATGCTCGTATCGTGAAGATAGCTACGAGCTGGGAGCGTGGCGCCGACGGCAAGTGGCGCTATGAGACGCCCGACTTCAAGATTAAGCAAGACGCAATCCCCGAAGACCGCACGACCGAGCTCCTTGAAAAGCTCAAAGAGTTGCGCAAGCAATCTTCGGAGTATGAAAAGAGGATTGACCGACTGTTTGACAAGCGTGACTGGTATCCGCGTCGCAACAGAACCGCCGAGCAGAAAGCTCAGGTGAAGGAGATTGACAAGCAGATAAAGTCGTTGTATAAGCAACGTGATGCGGTCGAGCAGGAATATGGCGAGATTCGCGTCATGTTGGAAACGAATGAGAAAGGCAAAGTCAAGCTTGGCGATCTTATTGTCGATGAAAACGGATTGTTTGACGCCTATCCTGAATTAAAAGATTTGACCGTATCGTTTGACGACCTCGAGGTTGGAACAAAAGGGTTGACTAAAACTGATTCTTGGTCGGGCGAAGTTCTTGGCATTGACATCAGCAAGCGGATGGATGTGCGACAAATCGAATCAGTATTAAATCATGAGGTGCAGCACGCAATTCAAAATTACGAAGGGTTTGCGCGTGGTGGCGTTATTGATGAATTTGAGGATAAGCGAGCAAAAGTTATTCGCGACTTGAATTTTTATACTTCGGGTGATTTGCTCAAAGGTGGCACTGTAATATCTGACAGCAAAAGTCTTGAAGATGCATTGAATAAGAGCATGAATATAAGAGTGGATGGGTATGAAAATTACAGGATAAGAGACGGATATGCAGACATATTGCAGCGTATAGCCAATAAGTATGGCTATAACAATATCGATGCTCTTGTTGCTGATTTTGGAAATATCCCGAGCGCATTCGAGCAGTACCATCGTCTTGCCGGCGAGGTGGAGTCTCGCAACGTGCAGTCACGTATGTCGATGACTGAGGAAGAGCGTCGCTCACGACTTGCAAGCGAAACGGAGGACGTGGCGCGTGAAGACCAAATCTTCCTGTATATGGGCGCTAATCCGTTTAGTCGCTCGGAAGACAACGGTTCGCGTCTTAGAGTCGACTATAAACGCGGAAAGGCGGAATCGGTTGAAGAAGTGAACCAACGGTTTAACGAGCAGCTGGATGCTTTTGCGAAAGGCGAGCAGCATGATGATTTACTTCTTGGTCAACCGGGGCGTATTTTGAGAGCTTGCGGCCTGAATACAGAGGAGATGTTTATTACTCCTAAGGCCTTGCATGCTCACATGAAGAAGCATAATCTGAGTGTCGAGGATATCAAGAACCTCCCCGATGCAATACAGGAGCCTTTGATGGTGTATACTTGGGGCGGCAAGGCTAAGTCGCTTATTGTGATTACGGATATGCAGCGAGGTAATCAACGTATCACTGCGGCGGTGAAGTTGGTACGCAATGGTAAAGCTGTCGAGGTGAATGAGATTGCAAGCGTCCATGGCAAGGATATCGAGAGAGTCTTGTCGGAGATGAGCACCGATAAGAGTGATTTCGGCAAAGACAATCTGAAATATGTCGACAAAGAAAAAGCTGCGGATTGGTTAGGATTGGTCCCTCCTAAGGGGACAGCCTCGCTAACCGATCCACAGCTTCATGCCGCAAAGATAATCGAAGAGTTTGAAAATCCAACGGTTGACGATGCGAAAGATTCTGAAGGTAGTGAAACAAGGTTTAGAACCGACCCGCAACGCACCTTCGACCGTACCGTCGCCGACCTGCATGAGGCATCAGCCAAGCAGGGATTGTCGCAGACACTCGGCAAGGAGTTTGACGGCTTCCTCGACAACGTGATGCAGAGCACGAGCGAAGCAACGCGCAGAGGTATCGTCGACACCGCCAGAGGGCGCGGTTGGGACTTCCGCAAGGGAGCCTCGGAATACCTTGCCAAGCTCGCAGATGCCGACTTTGACGCAGCGACCCTCGCCGACGTGAAGAGCCTCTTCCTCGAAACGATGAAGAGAGCCGGCTACGACGTGCCCGAAGGTGCCACCATCCCTAACAACGAGATGCGCTACCTGCTGTGGAAAAACTATCAGCACGAGCGGGGCGAAAGCGGCCCGCTGGCGTTGGCATCCGACATCGCCAAGCAGGCAGAACTGAAGGTGGGCCGTTTCGCAGAGCCGGTCAACGATACGCTCTTCCGCCTCGACCCTGTCAGAAGAAGCAGAGCGATAGCTCGTCAGGCCTATGAACGACGCGTAAGCAGCGGCGTCTATCAGACCGTCGAAGCGCTTCAAGACAGTATGCTCGGTCTTAAGACGGCGATGCAGGCGATTGCCGAGGCGTCGGGCGACAAGCGGAACATCGAAGAGTATGCAGACTTTGAGAATGCCTACCTCGGAGAGAACCGGCTCTCCTCCATCAATCAATCGGAGATGACGCAGTACGCGCAGACCTTCTTCCATCCGCTCCTCGAAGAGATTGCCAAGCTTGCACCGAACGACGAGGCGAGAACCCAACTCACGGAGTATATGATGGCCAAGCACGGCTTGGAACGTAACGCCTATATGCGTGCTCAGGAGATAGCCGAAGGCGGCAAGGGCAACCGAGACTACTCGGGTCTTGTGGCACTGACGGGCGAACCAGACGTGGCGACAGCCGAAGCGGAAGCACAGAATATTGTCGACGCCTACGAGGCAGCTCACAATACGGCCAACTTATGGGCAAAGGTCAACGCCGCCACGGGAGAGACCCTGCATAAAGTGTTTGACAGTGGTCTTATCACCAAGGAGGTCTACGACCAAATCAGGGGTATGTATCAATATTACATTCCGCTGCGCGGCTTCAACGAAAAGACGGGCGAGGATGAATGGGCGTATATTGGCAACCGCAACAGCTCCTTCAACGCTCCGATACGGACCGCCCACGGACGTACGAGCCTTGCCGACGACCCGATAGCCTATATCGAGAGCATGGCGGAAAGCGCAATCCTGCAAGGCAACCGCAACAAGATTGTCAAGCAGAAGTTCCTGAACTTCGTCTTGAACCGTCCGAGTGACCTTGTCAGCGTGAGCAAGCTGTGGCTCGAATACGACGCTCCGAGCGACAGCTGGCATCCAGTGTTCCCGACCGACATCGACGAGAAGGATACGCCCGAGGTGGTGGAACAGAAGGTGAAGGACTTCAACGAAAGGATGGAGACGCTCGCGCAAGCCGAGCCTGACCGCTACAAAAGCGGGAAGGACGCCAAGGGGATACCGTATCGCGTGGTGCATCAGTCGAATGAGAATCAGCATCACGTCATCGTCAAGCGCTTCGGTGAAGATATCGTGCTGACGATTAACGGCAACCCTCGTGCGGCTCAGGCGCTGAACGGGCTGACCAACCCGAACAACGATGCCGGCACTTTCAACCCGTTCCTTAGATTAGGGGAATGGTGTAACAGAAACCTCTCGGCGGCCTATACCACACGCAATCCGGGCTTCATCCTCTCCAACTTCATCCGAGACATCGTCTACTCCAACTCGATGGTATGGGTGAAGGAGAGTCCTGCTTATGCCTTGCGATTCCACAAGAACTGCGCTTTGGCCAACCCAAAGAAGATGATGAGCCTTATCCGAGCCTGGGAGAACGGCACGTTGACCGGAGGCGACAAGCTCTCCGACTACTTCATCGAGTTTATGAAGAACGGCGGCGAGACGGGCTATACGAGCTTGCGCGACATCGATCAGCACAAGAACGATATAGCCAAGGAGCTGAAGCGGATGAACGGCAAGATACCGGTGCAGGTGGCGGCAGGAGCGCTCGTCGACTATCTTGACTCGGCAAACCGAGCTATCGAAAACTGCGCCCGCTTTGCGGCTTTCGTCACCTCGCGCGAGATGGGTCGGGATATGGGTCGCTCCATATGGGACGCCAAGGAAATCTCCGTCAACTTCAACAAGAAGGGGGCCGGCAATAAGTTTATGAGCGCCAAAGGACAGACGCTCATGGGCAATACGGCAAGCGCTGTATCGGGATTGGGACGTGTCGGATACGTCTTCTGGAATGCCGCAATTCAAGGCACAACCAATTTCGGCAAGATTGCGGTTCGCCACAGAAAGAAGGCGTATAAAGCGATTGCTTCGACTTTCCTGCTCGGCATGATGATGCCTGTGCTTGCTGCGGCCTTCGGTGGTGGCGGCGACGATGATGACAAGACTGTGGACGGAGAAAAGAAGAAGTACGGCTACTTCGACCTCGCGAGCAACGTGCGACGCACGAACATCATGATTCCGCTTTGGGGTAACGAATATCTCAGCATACCGCTTCCGGTCGAGTTCCGCTCAATCTACGGGATGGGCGAGCTCCTCTCATCGGCGCTCTTCGGCCCTTACCAAATGACGGGCGGCGAGCTTGCGAGTGAAATGGCGGCTCAGCTGTCGCAGTTGCTTCCGCTTGACTTCGCAGGCGACGGCGGTTGGCGCGCTATCTTCCCGACGGTATTCAAGCCGCTTGCGGAGATGGGGGCGAATCAGAGCTGGACGGGATTGCCAATCTACAAGGATAACGAGTGGAACAAGGTGATGCCCGCCTATACCAAGGCTTATCCGAAGACGAACAAGATGCTCGTCAAGGCATGTGAAACGCTCAACAACATTACGGGAGGCGATGCCTACAAACCCGGATTCATCAACCTCAATCCGGCTCTTATAGAATACGGGCTGACGTCTTTCTTGGGCGGATATGCGGATGTGGCAAACAAGATGACTCAGATGGGCACTTGGGCGCTGTCGGACAACAGGGCTGAAAACTTCAACCCGTCGAACTTCCTCTTCCTGAATCGCGTGATGAAGCAGGCTGACGAGCGTGCCGCGACGCATGAAGTCAACAAAGCCTTCTTCCGCCTTGTCGATGAAGCCCGCCTCACGAGTCAGCGTGTCAACGGTTATGAGTATGACATTGAAATGGATATTCATGATTACAACGACAAGCTTGAAAAGCTTTACGACTCCCCTGCCTACGACAGAATGGAGGTAGTGCATGAATATCAGCAGGAGATTAAGGACATCTATGAGGAGCACAAGTATGAAGCGGACCCTGAAGTGCAGGCCATGCTCGAAGCTGAGGTGCTCGACCTTAAACGCGAGATGATTGAAGTGTGCAACAGTATCGGCAAACGATAAGACTTAAACAACAACATCCGTTTGCGGAGCGTAACTTGCCCCGCAAACGGATAACTATTAATGCTATGGCAAAGAAAATGACCAAACTTCACCCCAAGAGCCGCGTGACCTCGCGCAAGGACGACGAGGAGCTTGACAGCGTCAAGGCACAGACCGCCAAATGCGGCGACAGGCGAGCCTTTGACCTGCTGATGGAGGCGCAGTATTATTGGAATCAAATGGAGGATTTCAGGCGCGAACGACAGCGCAACAAACGGTACTGCTACGGCAATCAGTGGGACGACTCTGTGGAAGTGGACGGTGAGACTATGACCGAAGAGGAATACATCAAACGGCAGGGGAACATCCCTTTGAAGAACAACCTTATCCGACGATTGGTGCGCAACGTTATCGGTGTGTATCGCTCGCAGGACAAGGAGCCGACCTGCAAGGCACGCGACCGCAACGAGCAGAAGTCGGGCGAGGCGGTGTCGACACTCCTGCAATGCAACATGCAGGTCAACCGTATGAACGAGGTGCTTGCCCGCACGATGGAAGAGTTTCTTGTCAGCGCCTTTATCGTACACCGCAAGAGCTACGGGTGGCGCGATGGGAAGGAGGATTGCTGGACTGACTATGTGCAGCCGAACAACTTCTTTATCGACAACAATATGCGCGACTTCCGAGGATGGGATGTGACCTGCCTCGGCGAGGTGCATGACGTTTCGTTCGGGCAGTTGTGCGAGCAGTTTGCCACATCGCGCGAAGACTACCACCGCCTGAAGGAGATCTACAAATACGCCGCATCGAGAGACTTTATCGCCACCTATGCCGAGAGCTTCGGTTACAGCCGACTCGACAACTACGACTTTCTCTTCACGAGCGAGCCGGGCAGGTGTCGCGTTATTGAGGTGTGGAAGAAGGAGCAGCGGCCCCGCTACCGCTGTCACGACTATCAGACAGGCGAGATGTTTAAGGTCAACGAGGAGGACTACGTTTACGAGGTGGTGCGCGTCAACGAGGAGCGCAAGGCTATGGGTCTTGCCGCAGGAATGTCGGAGGAAGAGATACCTTATATCGAGGCCGAATGGTTTATCGACGATTATTGGTACTTCTATTTCCTCTCGCCGTTCGGCAACATCCTGAAGGAGGGCGAGACGCCTTTCTCGCACGAGAGTCATCCGTACGTGTTCAAGGCCTACCCTTTCATCGACGGCGAGATACATTCGTTTGTTGCCGACGTCATCGACCAACAGCGCTACACCAACCGTCTTATCACGCTCTACGACTGGGTTATCAGGTCGACCGCCAAGGGGGTGCTCCTTATCCCGAAAGACTGTCTCGGCGACGTGAGCATCGAGGAGATTGCAGAACAGTGGAGCAGCGTGAACGGCGTAATCGCTTTTACTCCGAGCAAGAGCGGGCAGATGCCGACGCAGGTCGCGGCCAATGCCACAAACATCGGCGTGAACGAGCTCTTGAACATGCAGCTCAAATTCTTTGAAGATATATCGGGGGTCAACGGAGCTCTGCAGGGGAAGCCCGGTTATGCCGGCACGAGCGGTGCGCTCTACTCGCAACAGACGCAGAACGCCACGACCTCTCTGCTCGACCTGCTGGAGGCGTTCTCTTATTTCGTCTGCGACGGAGCATACAAGGACTGCAAGAATCTCCTGCAGTTCTACACCGACAAGCGTATCAAGACTATCGTGGGTGACAACTACGCCAACGAACTGAAGAACATACGCGACCTCGAATTTGACCTCTCCATCGTCGAGAGCACGTCGACACCTGCCTATCGCATGATTGCCAACGATACGTTGATGCAACTCTTCCAGGCGGGCGCAATCAACGTCGAACAGCTTCTCGAACACGGCGACTTTCCGTTTGCCGACGCACTGCTTCAAAGCATCAAGAGTCAGCAACAGTCATTGGAGCAGGGGCAGATACCCGAAGGGCTGCCGCCGCAACTGCAACAGCAGGTGGCACAGCAGGCCGACCCGAAGGCAATGGCCAACCTGCAACAGTACCTCGGGGGTAATTAAACGCTTCCGATATCGAGCTTGCGATAAAACTGCACATGATATATCTAAATAATTTAGCCACAAGCTATGGGATTACCCATGACCTGTGGCTAAATTATGATGCCGGAGCACTGTCAATGCGGTTTTACTTCCAGACTTCAATAAATTTCCAATTCTTTGGGAAACCCATTTCTTGTAAGTTCAACAGGTTACCACCGTCGCCTATTATTGACAGAATATTGCGTTTCAAATCACTGTCTGGGCTGATGATGTTGCTGATATATTTTATACAGCATAGAACGGTGAATATTTTGTTGGGATGAAGTGTGCGTAATGTCTGATTATCAAGGAATGGATAGTCGGTGTTCTTGGGCATCTGAATATTTATGATACATCTTCTGTTCCACACACGACTATGGTGTGCACAACAATTTCTCCAAACTGCTATGGCGTGAAGCCAATTGGCAAAGACTTTATCATCATTCAGGCCAAATTGCTTTGCAATAAATTTCTTTTCAGGAGATTTCTTGAGCAGTTGATAGAGCCTGCTTAATGTGCCGAGAGACAATACTTCAAGAGTCATCCATGCAGGAGGCAGTGGCGGATTGTCATACTTGTTATGGTAATGCTTGATGAAATCCTCATTGCTGCGATTAATCTCCCCTTCAATGTCTTTTTTCAGAATGGCAAAAGCTGTTGTTTGTTGCCCATTTCTGTTACACACAATATCTTTATATAGATTAGGGTCGTTGAACCAATGGCTATTGCTTGTAACCTCTGAATAGGTTTGAACTATCTTCGCTCTGACAGCAACTTCAATTTTCTCGATAGCATTGAACATCAATGAACGAAGTCTCCTGTCAAAGCAATATAAATCTATAATATCTGAAAAATGGATGTCCGCTTTGAATTTGTGGTCCGCACGCGAATCGGTATTATCCTGAAAAGGATAAGTATAGGCACGTAAACGATAGTAGCTTAT